TAAGCCTTTACCGTTGAGTTGCCGTAAGCCTGTACCGTTGAGTTGCCGTAAGCCTTTACCGTTGAGTTGCCGTAAGCCTGTACCGTTGAGTTGCCGTAAGCCTGTACCGTTGAGTTGTCGTAAGCCTTTACCGTTGAGTTGCCGAAAGCCTTTACCGTTGAGTTGCCGTAAGCCTGTACCGTTGAGTTGTCGTAAGCCTCTACCGTTGAGTTGTCGTAAGCCTGTACCGTTGAGTTGTCGTAAGCCTTTACCGTTGAGTTGCCGTAAGCCTTTACCGTTGAGTTGCCGTAAGCCTGTACCGTTGAGTTGTCGTAAGCCTCTACCGTTGAGTTGTCGTAAGCCTGTACCGTTGAGTTGCCGGAAGCCTCTACCGTTGAGTTGCCGTAAGCCTGTACCGTTGAGTTGTCGTAAGCCTGTACCGTTGAGTTGCCGGAAGCCAATAAGAACCCACTTTTAATAGATACATTGTGATAAATTTTATTGTCAGAAAATATTTTCTTGTACTTGTCAATCAACTCGCCATCTAACACATTGTTACGACAACACCACCAGAAGTTATCCTTAATAACATTGCATAATGTCTCTAAATTCTCACTTTGATAAGCTCTCTTGTATTGAATAGTACAAGCTCTCGCATTGTGCGCTCTTTCAAGTATTTCCTTTTTTATTTCTTCAAACTGTTTCATTGTATTTAATTTTTTAAGTGTTTCCTTAAAATATAATGTAATTTACTATATAGTTATCATTTCTTTTTTCTATTCTTGTAAATATAAATTAGATCGAATCTCTCCAGGTCGGTATGTTCAACCTTGTATCCCCACTTCTTGAACTGCTCGAATATCCTTTCAAGTCCCGCTCTTTCCCACGATACAAACACGTCCTTTTGTCTCCGGAATCCTATCGTTGATTTACTTCTCCACATTAACCCCCTCGTGCATTGATCCAGTAGGCCAGCCACGCATTCCGTTCGCTTGTTGTACCCGCACCCGCTACACCTGTAAGAGAAATAGTTGATATTCGCGTTCTCGTCTACCACGGTGGCCACCCCGTTAGGGTTGTTCCCCCACGTTCTACTTTTCACCCATGTTATTTCTATCTTTATTTCCACGGGAACGGGTTCTCCCCTTTCCTTTCTCGCTTGTTCTTTCCATTTCCGGTGATTTCTCTCGATCTCGACAAGACGTTTCTCGTCATCGGTGAGGTGGGGGTGGCCTAGTAGTTTGCAGATATTGGTAGTTGTTACTCTCTTCCCGCTCTTCTCTATCTTGTTGAAGGCGGATTTAATCTTTCGAGCGGTGTATTCTTTATTTTCCATGTTACTTGCTATTTACTTGTTTCTTCTACTCATCCATTCCGTAACGGTGGAGTAAATCGTGATATAACGTTTTCATAATAACTTATTTTCGTTTGGTTTTAAATGAGAATATTATTCCTCTTTAAATTCTTGCATTACATCAGTAATCAACTGATCTATTTCATCGGGAGACAAGAACTTTTTCCCAGATTTTCGTTGTTTTCGTAATTTATTCTTGTATAATTTACCGATGTACGCATTAGCCTTTTTGTACCTATACCGCCAGATTCGATTTCGAGGATCTGTTTCAGGTGGTGTCTCTTGGTTTATTATTTTTTTTTGCCTGTCTTAAATTCATGTTCATTTCTTATTACTTTTGTTTGATTTTAATTGATCATACTTTTCTCTCACTTTTCGATAAAATTCCTCTTGCTTCTTAGTGAACGGCATGAATGAATGGTTTAGCCAACGACAGATGTAGTAGGGCTTGTCATCGAAGTAATCCTTCTTGTCGGAAGTTATCAACCAATCAATCGGGTTACCATTCCTTCCTGCTTTTTCTCTTGCGAGGATGAAAGCATCAATCAACTTAGGATATTTGAGCAATCCAATATAGTTACTCGTAAAATTAGTTTTCGGGCACACGATACAACCTACACGCCTAGAGTGTTCGTATTCGGGATTGACAGGGAGATTATACTTATGTATGTAGTCCCACACATCGCCGTCCGTCCAATCAACAATGGGCATTAGCTGTATAACACTTGCCGTTCCCACCGATTGGCAAGTTTCTACAAAGTATTCGTTTACAAGGTGCTTGTTTTTTTTGAGTATGGTTTTATTCTTAGCCGAAAATGCCGTGCGTTTTGATCGAGCTCTACCTTCAGCCTTGCGAACGCCGACAATAGAGCATTTATCTATATAGTTGTGATTATGCTTGTAGTTACTACAGCAATAAGCGACTTGAACGGTCGGCAACAAGCCTCCGTGATTTCTCCAAATGTTTTCAATGAAGCCGAACTTGTAATCCCTGCGCCAAATCACATCGGGATAATACTCACGAATAAAACACTTTGTAACGTTACTTTCAAAAGCAACATTATAGTATGCTTTAAACTCAATTCCGCTACGTTTACAGAGGTCGTAACATACTTGACTGTCCTTGCCCCCACTGAATCCGAGGCACACTTCAAATCCCATAGTCTTTGCTATCTTTGCAAACTTCTGAATGCGCTCAATAGCTTGCTGTTCTATTTCTTCGGCAAATAGGTTCATATTCTGTGAATCAAGAATTAATATTTCACGTGATCGTCAGTCATGGAATCGTAGAATGATTTATTAGCGTTGTACTCTCGTGCTATCTCGTCCACGGTACAACCGTCCCCGAGTTTGAGGGTTATGGATTCGTACACGTTGTCCCGCATCGACGCCACGATCTCGGCAGAACCCGGGACGGGGGAGGGGGATATTGCCACCACCCAAACCGAGATAGTGAACAATACTAAAGAGGTGATCAAGTATTTCATGGATCGTGTTTAATAATTGTTAAATAGTTGCAGTTGGTCGTTTATCGCTTCTTCTATCGTCCAGTCGGTGGAGGGGTAAATGCCCTCCCCCATCCCGTTGCCTAGGTCAACGTGTATTTCCCCGTTTTCCTCGTAAATCGTGGCGTTCGGGAACCCGTCTACATTCGTTATTGTATTATTCGTTTTCATCTTTTAATCTCTATAATTTTTAATATCGTAACCCACTTGAATGGCTCTTGACACGGTGGTAACAGGGTCCCCCTCGTCAACTATCCACACGTAACACAGTTTGTCCGATTTCTTGAATTTTTCTACATCGCTTACTATAAAATCGTTACTTCGTACGACCTCTTTAACCTTGTCAACTAGTTCAAGGTAAGTTATAAAACATCCTTTTTGATTCATGGTAACAATATTTATTTATCCAACTACATGTACTTCCCCGTCATAGTAATATTTCATGCCATCCAGCTCGTACAACGGTAATAATGAAACGTAATTCCTCCTCCCGGCATCATAGAACCCACGGAAAGTGAATTCCGTACACGTGTCGATAATGTTTAACTCACGATACCCGAAAGGGCAATTTTTTCTAGTTTTCCCCGTGGGGGTGTACGCTAGATTCCTCAGGAATTTTATCCCCTTCTCGTTCTGATCGGGGGTGAGGGGGATTCCGTAATCGAATTGCTCTAGTTTGAACAACGTGTAGTTGAAAATATCTTCGTTCTGGTGGTTCCCCCTTCTTTTTAACAACATGATTTGTTGCTCGGTGATATAACCCTGTTTCTTGATCTCTTCAAAAATTTGCTCGTTCGTTTTCATGGTATCTAAATTTAAAGTTAAAGTATCGTTATTTCCTTGCTCCCGATTCGCTCGTGGTCAACGTCCACGGCCATGTATCTCGTTTTGTTGTAATCGTATAACACCGCCACGGTATTAGCGCCGTTCATCGACGTAATTGAATTTAGGTGTAACGGTCAAGGGTGGGGGAATCGAACCCCGGTAAAGTATCCATACCCCTCGATATGTTGATAGTGAAATTGATCTCTAGCGGTCGGGGGGTGGGGTGGATCATCCCCGCCACGGGATGCAGTTTGTAACGTTAAAGCTCCGTCACCGTCACCCCCTAACCACTGATTTAAATGTACCGTAATCCATATATATATTCTATATAGAATCGTTTTGACACGTGTATGTTAGCTAATAGCTGATCAATCATACCGTCTGCCCTAGGCTTGACTACCTAGCCCCGTGTTATCACCCCCACGAGTAAAGTTATACAGGTCAATATAATAGCTCATCGCTATTGATTCACGCTTAACGACCTCCAATAAACAAAGAACAATGTAGAGAAAGTGGGAACCTCGGGTTACTAGCGTTGTTGTCCCGGGTGGGGGTGGTAGTCTCAATCTCTATATATACCACTTGCCCGGCAACCTTTTCGCCCTTGATCGTAACCGTGTCCACCGTTCTACCATCTATATAGATGTTGTCCTGTTACAATCTTTAATAGCTCAACCGTTGTAAGAACTCCTTCCCTCATCTTGTTGACACAAAAGTACGCAAAAGTACAATACGAACCAAGAGATTCAACGATAAAAGTGTAAGCAAATGTAAACAATGCATCGTAACTATATATAATTCAATAATATACATGATAGCTAAATATTGTAAAATATATACCTGTACCCGAAAAACAGGGGTAAAACTATAAATTGTAGTTTAACTTTTAACACTAGAATATAACATCATGTTAAGAATTTAACAGAAATAACGGGAAAAGGCACGCGACAGGGAAGGGGGTATAATACAGGTAACAGGAAAAAGGGGGAGGGGAGGGGGATAATATAGAGTGATACAACAGATCACCCCCACCCATACAAAAGAGGTGACAATATATATAGATAAAACATCAATAAAAGGCGATAGAGACACGATTTGAAGGGAGGGGAATATAATATACTCGAAGGATTACAATGTCGTTACAATCGATATATGAACGAATTTGCCACGCAATGACGTTGCGCACCCCTCCGCACACCACCATACTATAACTATTAGTTATAGACTAAGTGGAATAGGTATAACTAAAAGTTATAGCATGATAGATAAATGGGGAAGGGGGAGGGGAATGTATGATATTACAGACGTACTGCGGGGGTTGGGGGATGCTGTTAAACGTATTGCGGTTGGGGTGGGAGGGTATTATCCCCACTCCCCGCACCAAATATGTTCCACGTGGAACATTTTGCTATTACACTATATATAATAAGGTATGAATTCACCCCACCCGATCAATTTATACCTTATATATAGGTATGGATTTCTTTTTGGTGGGGTGGGGGTATGAATTCTAGTTATACCATATATATAAGGTATGAAATTTAGTTATCGTGGAACATGATACAAATTTTGATATGTTCCACGTGGAACGTTGTTAAATTTAGTTTAACCCACCCCCACCCTAATACTAGTACAATTAGTTTACTGGGATGGGGGAGAGTTCAAACGAAAAGGTAAAAACTTTTACCCCCACACCACAAAGGTAAATGAATGTACAGGGGTGGGGGAGGTTTCTGATTTCATGGATGACGTGTTGAGGTGGGGGTATAATGCTCAATAGCTATTATAGTTGTAATTTTTGATACCCCACCCCTCCCCATTCTTATGTCTATATAATACCCCCTCCCCTATCTATATATACCTGTTTTGTGGGGGTAGGTTATCGTGGAACGTGTATCAAAAAATATATATGTTCCACGTGGAACGTTTTGTTAAAAAGCATGATGTTCCACGCCATTTTACTTGGTGCAGGTAGGGGGTCTCGCTGTTTATAGACCCCATCCGCTCGAAAAAAAAGGGGTGTAAATTGAAAAATTGAATAGACGTGGGGGGGGGTACTGGGGTTATATTATATATAGTATAATATATTATATTATATACGTGCGAGAAAAACAAATTTTTGACTATAAATAATGTTAACAGGTTTGGTGGTGGAGGTAAATAGAAACCCCCTCCTTCCCTTGTTGTTGAATTGGTTGCTTGATCTTGTTAACTATGGTTGGGTTGGAGGGGGTGGTTTTAAATATAGATTGATAAAATGCTATTCTCGTGCTATTAATTTTCTGGGTACTTTTCGTGTTACTAGTAACCAGTCATCAACCAAACGGTCATCAATATGTGCTATGTCTTTAATATTCTCTTTAGTTATTCTAGGGGGAGTATCTCCCTCCCACCCGAGGTATTCCATGTCACCGGCAGATAGCTTGTAATCTCCCAGTGCTTTCTTGACTAGCGAGACTGTATCGTCACATCCTTCTTCCATGATGTAGGCGTTATTGCTAGTTAACGAGGGTACCATGAAGTGAGGCACGGGTTCACCGTTAATATCCTTGATGTTGAAGAACACGAACAGAACGTCGAGGGTGGGTTCTTGCTCCCCTCCCTTCATCGCCATGTCTTCTCTCTCTTCCTTCTTCAACAGTTCATTATACTTCAAAACCATCTCTATATTGATGATGTTTTTACATTTATTGAACTCTCCTATCATTCTCGTGTCCTCGGTTATTCCCACCTGACTCAAGTATCCCCTCCCAACGAAATCGTTATCTCTCAACTTTTCAAGGTACAGTTTTATCGCTTCCGACGGGGTGTCAGCTTGAGCGCCTAACCCTATCTTCTCGTCGAACACGTCCCACGTTCCCTCTTGCAGTTGTCTCATGTAAATCCACATCCTTATATCATCTATCTCGAACCTTGGTATTTTAATACCACCGGGGGTGAGGTCCATGAAACCGTGTTCTCCCCTGAACCTTAACGCCAGCCCGTCGTGAACGTCCGTGTATTCCACGGTGCCGGTTATACCTTCCATCTCCACCTTCATCCCTGTATAGTCTTTATCTTCACTCGCTGGCTTGATCTTGTAACCGGCATGCACGCCTATTAAATCCTTCACCTCCACATCCGCCCGTGACAGTGATGCAGGGAACTTTATAACATCTGGAATGGGAAGTGGGGTGTAAGGTTCTATTTTCCCAAGTTGTAACTCGTTACTTTTCAAGTATTTATCAACAACTTTCTTGTCATGTTGTAATTCAACATCCTTCAAGAAATCGTTCACCGGGAACACCTTGCTCGTGTTATAGCTCTCTATCTCCCTTCTTATCTCCCCCACCTCTCTCATCAGCTTGTTATACTTGTACAGTTTCCCCGCTAACGGATTGCTACTTGTCGTTTCTATCTCCCAGTTATCCTCCCCGTCCATCATGTCAAGCAGTTCTTCCAGTCCCGTTATGAACTTGTCACCGTTATCGTCTTGTACCAGTACAGTCTTGATACTTCCGCTATCGTATACTTTCGCTTTCATATCTATCAATTTTAAACGTGTAGCGTTAGAACACACTCGTTATCCATCGTGGAGGGGGTCGTTTTATTATCGTAGAACGTGACTAATTGTTTCACGTCGTTCAGTTTTTCCAGTTGAGTGAATAAATCTTGAATCACCACGCTTAACTCGCCTCCCTCTATCACTCCCCCGGGAATGACTATCAAGTAAAATATCGATTCACTGAAAGTTTTAACACTCTTGAACTTGTACACCGGCACTTTCACGGCGTCCGCTTTACCTTCTTTAAAATAATCACCGTTGTACATTAACAGGGATAGCTTGTCTTTTCTCCAGCACAAGAAGAGAAACCCGTCATTATTTTTTAAAGTTACCAGTGATAACTCGTCGTCTACCGGGTAATCGATCCCTGTTACCCATGAAGCTGGAACGACGGATATTGTCATGTAGTCGTAATCATCACTGTTACAATTAGCCAGCACGGTCCCTTCCTTGTCGAAGAAGTAGTACATCTTCCTCGAATCGCTGTAAGTCATGTAATCGCATTTCAGGTAGTACCGGAGCATCCATTTGCTAGTTTTCACGAGTAACGTCGTGTCCACCGCCTCGTTCATCCTAGCCGTGACGTCAGGGGATGGGGATGTTACCATTTTCTTGTAAAAATACGTGAGATTACCGTCAGCGTCATACCATAACTCTCTATCTATGGTCAATTTACTTTCACTTGAAGTAACGACCTCGTCATGTACGCTCTTCCCGTTGATGAAGTTAACCGGTAAAATAGTTTCCGGTTCCTCCCCCACCATCTCCTTGATGTCTTCCAGTATATCAATGTTCTCTTTCAGGTTGATGATGTAATCTTTAATCTTCCCCGCCATCACGTTGTCGCCTTCCACCTCTATCTCCTTTCCTGAATTTATCATGTAAACGAGGGGGATGACGGACGTTACCATCTTGTTACCTTCTTCATCTTGTAATAGCACCACGTGAGCGCCGTTGTCAATTTCAATAATCGCTTTTATCATTGCCTTGAATATTAAATAGTTAGTAATACTTTTCCTCTTTCCTGCTTATAATATCATCCCCCACCTTAACGTGTGTGATGGAGGGTACTTCCTCGAAATCCTTCCCGTTACCGGAGAACTGGATTCCTTTTTCTTGTATGTTTGCTCTCGTGCAAATATCGTCATACTCGTCAAGATGACTCTTCGGGATGATAACGTAATTATCAATCGTGTGCGCCACGGGTGATTTCATCTCTCGAACGCTCTTCTTTATCATCTCGATGTCCTCTCTCGTCTTGTCAACGACCGACCTGTTCCTTAACACGTCAAACAAGATGAACAGGACTGCACCGAACGTGAAAACCGATATGGATAGTATCAAGTAAGTGATCATATCTCCCCCTCCTTCTCTTTTTTATCTAGTTCGATTTCCGCCTTTAACTTGGCCACGTTATCTATCACCTCCTTGTTAAATCTCTTCACGGCCCCCGCCCAGTTCACGTAAAACCTCATTCCTCTCCTCTCGCTCTTGGGTATCACTTTCATCCAGTCCTCCCCCATGTTCCCTGAATACGTGGGCATTTTCTCTAGCAACATGCAGTACCTCAGGTACCTGTTGTATATTCCCCTGCACTTCACCGTTAGCTCGTACGTCTTTTTCTTGTGCCTCGTTCCACCCCCGCCGTCGAAATCGGTAATCAACCCTTCCTCCTTGAACTTTCTCACCATGTTTCTTGACCCGTCCCTGCCGTACAGGAAGGGTATTTCCCTGAAGTCTTCTATCGACACCACCCTGTCAAGGCTAGCCAGGTAATACACGATGGCAAGTTTCCTGTCATCCATCTTGTGCTGCCTTCTCATGCACTCGTCAATCAAGTACTTGTGCTTGCCGAACGTGCATCCTATCATCGTTCCTTGCAACACCGGACCCAGCTTTCTCTTCCACACGTACTTGTACATCTTGCCGTTATCCTGCATCCTGTAATGGTGACGGGGGGCCATCCAGTCAAATTCACTGTAATGTTGCCACACTGTCGGTCTTCCTAGTCTTTTCACCATATGATTCTATTTTAAATAGTTAAGTAATTGACTATCGGTTTTAGATTCCACTAGATCGTGATACCTCTTGAATATGGCGTCAAGGTTCCAGTCATCGTACTTTGACAGTATCTGCCTGAGGTACAAGTGAGCCAGGGGGAGGGTGTTTCTGGACGCTAGGTTCCTTAGAACTAGCCTCAACCGGTGACCGTCGGTGAACTGTCTGGCGAAATATTGCTTCACTTCATCGTCACCCTTCATCTCCACGTTGTTGTCTATCATGTATTCCTCTATCTCCTTTTTCACCACCCACAACACTAGGACCACGCTACCGCTCACCTTCTCGTCCTTCAGCATGCCACCGAGGAACACGTCATCACTCTTTTTCATCAAGCTCGACAACCTCCTTATGTTGATGTCGTCGATTCTCTCCGCGTCAGTTGCCTCCCTTACATCCTGCATGGACATCAGGAGCGCCATTTCTTCTATTTCAATTCCCATGTCGATAAAATTTAATATTTAACGGAACAAATATATATAAAATACTTGTAAACGTCAAAGTTTTTCCCTATTTTTGTCGAAACAAAAAATCTGACTGATATGAATAAAGAATTTAAAGTTAAAGACATCTTCCAGCCACAACAAGTGAGCGAGAAATTGAGAAAACAAGAGGTATTATTCACGTGGAACGACGGGCGTTGGGATCATGACGTCGTGATCCAGTTCCTGAACGACCGTATCGACTCCCTCGTGCAATTAAATATAGGTGACACCGTGGAGGTGGGATTCGACGTTGAATCGAGACGGTGGGAGAAGGACGGTGTAGTTCGTTACTTCACGTCATGCACCGGTTGGAACGTGAAGATCGTTGGCAAGAACCCCGCCTTCCTTCAAGATCAGGGACAGTTCTCCCAAGCTAGACAGGAGTTCAGCCAGCAACCGTCAACCCCCCAACCCCAGTCCCAGCCGGTTCAACAGCAACAAGGAGGTATAGATAATTTCCCCCAACAAGAAGATGAATCAGATTTACCTTTTTAGCTAACTAATTGATAATCAATAACTTCATTGTTTGTTTTCGTACTTTTTGATTTATTTCTTTTTAGACATGTAGATTTCCCCTCCCCATCAACGGGGTGGGGTTTTCTATTGTCATTATAATTTCATATATTTGAGGTGGTAACTATATAGTAAATTACATTATATTTTAATTAAAAGTTTGGTTTTTAGTTTAAATATTCGTATATTAACGTCATGTTAAACGCCTATAAATATCGACTGCATCCCACGAGGGAACAATCAGAGTTCTTTAACAAGAGCTTCGGGTGTGTTCGTTTTATCTATAACTGGGGATTACAGAAGAGGATAGAGGCGTACATGAAGGACAAGGGAAGAATATCGTACGTGCAGTTATGCTCCATGTTAACCGACTTGAAAAAAGAAGAACAGTACTCGTGGTTGAGAGATGTGAGTACTGAATGTCTGCAACAAGCGTTGAGGAATCTCGATGCCGCTTTCACCAGGTTTTTCAGGGAGAAGAAAGGGTTTCCTAGGTTCAAGTCGAAAAGTAGATCGAGACAGTCATACAAGGCCATACTATCAGTTCACGTGGACCAAGAAAGGAGAAGGATCAAGCTACCTAAAATTGGATGGGTAAAGTACGGTAACAACAGGAAGTTTGAAGGAGACGTGAGATCGGTAACGGTTAGCGTGACCCCTTCTGGTAAATATCACGTGAGTGTCCTTGTTGATGACGGCAAGGAGATACCTGAAAAATTACCGGTAACTTTCGATACCACGATAGGTATTGACATGGGCATAAAAGATTTCGCCGTGTGTTCTAACGGTGACACGTACGAGAACCCGGGACATTTAATCAAGGCAGAAAAGAGATTGAGAACCCTGCAAAGACGGTTGTCACGAAAGAAGAAGGGAAGTAACCGTAGGAACAGGGCAATAATGATACTTGCTAGACAGCATGAAAAGGTAGCCAACCGCAGGCAGGATTATCTTCACAAGATAAGCACTAAAATTGTACGCGAGAACCAAGCGATCGTCGTGGAAGATTTAAACATCAAGGGAATGATGAGAAATCATCGTCTATCCAAGGCGATAGGAGCTTGCGGTTGGTCTACGTTTTTCAATATGCTTGAATACAAGTGCGAGAGACAGGGTAAAACGTTTATCAGGATAGGAAGGTTCGATCCTTCGTCTAAAATGTGTTCTTGCGGACACGTTTACAGGGGACTGAAACTTTCAGAAAGGGAATGGGTATGCCCTAACTGTGGATCGGTGAACGATCGTGACTTGCTCGCTGCTTGCAACATCAAGCGTTTTGGATTACAAGAACAGAATCTATTATTTGTGAATAAACCCGTGGCACACGGGGGTTCGGACGTGGAGGTTCCAACTATGGATGACCGTCAAGAAATTGACCTAAAAAGTAGCGTTCCGGTGAAGCGTCAATACGTGAAAGCGTAAGTGCTTTTGATGTACAATTAAATACGTTTATTATATGGCAACAAAAGTTTTAGAATTCGAGGAGACCGACGACAAGAAGTACAAGGTCTCGTTTCAAGCTAGCGGGAAGGTTCACGTCTTCCTTGACAGGGTGGATAACTCTGACGTGTTCGTTTATTTCTATCCCGAGAATTACGACCCAGTGTTGTACAAGAAGGTGACTCCCGATCGTACTGACGTTTTACTGGAATTCGTGATCCCGGGGAGTGGTGACATCTTCGTTGACATCGTTTCCGGAACGGAGGTAACTCAAGCCTGTTACCTGACCGAGGAAGAGACGTTCGTTTACTCCGTCCCCGCCTCCTCCGTGGTTTTCGATGACGGTAAAAGTTTCCAGCAAAAATTGGAGTCTGGAGAGTTGAAGGGGCAGAAGGGTGACAAGGGAGCCACTGGAGCCACCGGGGCGAAGGGGGAGAAGGGGGACACGGGTCCTGCCGGTCCTCAAGGTCCAGCCGGTGCGAAAGGTGCTACTGGCGCTGCCGGGGCGAAAGGAGCTGACGGTAAATCCGTTAAGGCAATCAGCCTCACCGCCGATTCTTCCGGCAAGATCACCGGTGGGAAATGCACGTTGTCTGATAACTCAACGCTTACCATCACCGTTACCACGGCTACCGTTTGATGATTTTTCCCGTTTAAGCCGTTTCTTTACATACTGGAGCCGTGGGGATACCCTCACGGTTTCTATTTCCTCGAAAGTGTCGTAATACATCTTCATGGCTTTCTCGGCCTGTTCCTTGTATTCCCTGTTGGTGGTGCTGGTGTAGATGTCGTAATTTTCCATAAGCGTAAAAAAAAGAGGGTGTGGTGTCCTGTGTTTTCCCCACCCTCGAACAGCTATTGTTAACAATGAAACCCTTGAAATTTCCCCCTCCAATACCGGTGGCACGAGGGGGAACAACTCACTTACTATATAATTCAAAGCAAAGACAACGCGAATATAATAATTTAATCGTCAACATCAAGCTCTTCACTGTTAATACTTGGATGTTGTTTACGACTGTAAAACCTGTCCCTGTCCTCGAAGAAAGCCTCGATCGGGTCGGAGGGGCAGGGACAGCAAGTGACCATGTTACATAATCTCTCGTTATACCTCTGTATTTTCGGTTTTCTTCTCTCCCTTTCTAAATGTCTCGTGTAAGCGTCATACAGGTACGCTATTACCTCTTCTCCTGTTGCCATGATTTTATTCCAAGAATATATTTTTAATTATCCATTTCCTAGCCCCCCTCACCCACTCGTGGTCCTCTATAACGAGTAGCTTGTCCGCCATAGGGTAAACGTCTATCTCCCCCCACCTCTCGTCAAAGAACTTGAACATGGTGGAACGATTGAAGGCTCTCACGTCGTAAGCGTCGAGGGAGGGGAGTATCTCTCTTTTGAACCTCACCATCCTTTTCAGCCTCGCTGCCTTGCTATCTTGCTTGACCTTCTCCATCTTGAACACCGTTTCTATTCTTTGTCTATCCATTTCATGTAAGGACATACCTCCGACTTTTTCTTCCCCATGCTAGCTAACACTCACCGCTTTATTGATAGGGCATCCTCTATAATATATTTACTATATATTAGTAGAGTATTAGTAATATATATGTTACTAATATACTACAATTAGATGAACTTTACAAGTGATATACATGAAGTATCTAGTGTAGTAGATGGGAGGAGACCTCCGCCGTGAGCATTAAATAACAAGAAGAATACTTAAGGGTGGGCAGGAACGTTATCGTTCGAGTGACTCCCACTCCCTCTCCATGCAAGCATCCTGTCTCCCCTCCGTGTCCTATGATACGGATTCCTTGTCAGGAGCGATTCGGCCCGTTGGTGGTCCATGACCTCCACCTTGTACCTTCCGGCATGGGTTACTCGTCGTCAAGTCGTACAGACGTTGCGAGATTTCTTGGAACCTTATGCATGAACAGTTTATATTCCAGGCACTCTAGCCTTGGTGAGCGTTTTCGGGTGTCAACCGGGGCGACAGGTCGCTCTGTCTTCAACTGCCGCTATATACCTCTTGTCGTGGGAATCTCTATAAAAAGAGAAATCCTTGACCAGTCTTAGTGTTGTTGGAGGTAGAGGATCAAGGATAAGCTCTTAAATATCTATAAATTATGTAGAACGCAAAATTTCAAGTTGCTTGTCATAGTCTCTAACCTCCAAATCAGACTACTATTACATAGCAAGGCAAATATACGGTGAAGTTTCGAGAAAACAAAGAGTAAAGGCAAAAAAAATCACGTGGACGAGGAATTAGTAGAAGGTTTACGTTTGTCGTGCGGATTAGAACTGATGTTCTTGGTGTTAAATATTTGTTCTTGGAGCCAGTCCACGTGATGATACAAAGGTGAGTAATTTATTCGTGGAATCAAAATATTTTTCATATATTTGTCTCTGTATAAATACTATCACCATGAAAAGCAAAAAACGCAAAGGATGTGGCGGAAAGTCTAAAAAGTAGTTTGACATGAGCGAAGAGAAGAAAGAGATACTGTTCGGGGCAAACGCTAGAGAGGTCCCGAACTCCATAAAGTTCCCCACGGGGATGAAAGAGAACCCCACCCCGTCACTGGCTGACTTCCTGATGACGCAGAGGGCTGACAACCTCGGTGGTGACCCCGAAACCATAACGCTAGAGACCCTGGGCAAGTTGCTGGGGGTGGGGGAAGGTAGCGGTAACCCGTCCACCGATCCCATATTCAACACGTTGACGGTTTCGAAGTGGCTCAAGGTTGGTGAATCTATCACGATTAATGACCTTATATTCAGGATATTCCGTGACGGTTTAAAGACTTACGTGCGCGCGGAGGACCTCAAGAACCCGGAGGCGGAGATATGGATTGATCTCTACGCCGGCGCTTTCACGAGACTCATCGCCACGCATTACGACACGCCCGGTTGGCAGCAAGGGATCGCCGGTGGATCGTTATGGAACGACGAGACCGGTAACTCTCACCTGGAAGTGGACTACGCTTACATACGGAAGAAGGCCACGTTCGTCAACCTCGTGATACAGCAACTGACTGCACAGGCCGGGCAGGTGATCATCACCCCCACCAACATGAAGATCGGGAAGGTTGAAGAGCTGGATCAAGGTTACAAGTGTTACGCCGAGGATGGTGAACTGAACACGTTCATAGTTTACGACCAGGCTAGATGCCAGAAGTTCACGCCGGAGTACCAGAAGTACTACTGGCGTCTGGTTATAGCCGTGGGCGCAGATTACTGTATCCTGTCCAAGACCGATCAAGACGGTAACGGTGACGTCCCGGAGGCCGGTGACGAGATCGTGCTGTTCGGTCATAGAGACGACAAGAACAAGCCGAGACAATCCGCCATCATGCTGGATGCCGCCTCTGACCAGGCTCCAGCCATATCCATATACATGGGTATCAACTCCTACGACCTCACGGGTAAACGGGTGGGGGTGTTCGGGAGAGACCCGCTAGACGCCGCCGCCGCCGGTATATTCGTGCAGAACGGTCGTTTCGAGAACATCATGATAGGTCCCGGGTGTACCGGTCTCGACAACTTCGCCGAGTACGACAAGCTGGTTAACGACGTGAACAAGGCGGTGTCGAAGAGCGTTGACATCATGCCAGACCCATCCCCCGCTTTCATCACCGACAAGGACGGGAACACCACCCCGAACGAGATCACGATACGGGTGTCGGAGAACAACTTCAACTCCGATCTCGGCGGTTACCGCAGGTGGTACTACCTTTCAAGCGACGGTTTCAAGGAGATAGATGGGGAGAGCCAGAAGATACTCGTCATCACCCCCGACAAGGAGTGGTGGGATAACAAGAGTACCCTGTCAGTCATGTACGAGGTGGAGATGGACGGGGAGAAGTACTCCGACGTCGCCTCGCTTATCAAGGTGTCTGACGGTATCAACGGGGCCGGTGGTTACATCGCCGTGCTGGATAACCCGTACGTGGGTATAGCGTCAGATTACAACGGGCAGATCAAGGACGGGCAACTTGGAGAGAACGGTCGTGCCAAGACGGGCGTGGTCGCTTACGCCGGCACCACTTTACTATCCCCCAACCCTAACCCGGGGAAGGGACAGTACAAGCTATCCATAAAGAAGGTATCCGGTTGTACCGCCGCCATCACTCAGGCCGGGGGGGAGATGTACTTGCTTGACATGTTCCAGGACATGGCGTCCGTGGTCATGACGGTTAACTTCGAGGGCGCTGGCGTGACCATGGACCTCGTTTTCAATTGTAGCAAGACTTTCGACGGGGCCTTAAGCTCCGAGGAGATAAAAGGTGAACCGGGGGAGGCCGCTTACTCTCTGGACCTCGATAACGACGTCTGCATAGTTTCCACGCAGCCAGACGGTAGCGGTGGTTACTGGGGCGATAACGCCAAGACGACCGCCATGGTGACGAAGGGGGGGAAGGACATCAGTTCCAAGTACAACTTCTCCACCGAGGCCAACCCGGACACGATAGATTACCTCGCCACCAACAACGGGAAGACCGTGCAGGTGAAGGGCATGGAAGAGGATGACGGTTTCATCCTGTTCACCTGCATGCCGAAGAACACGATGGACCCGGACACCATAAACGCCCCCACCTTGCAGAAGAGGTTCAACATCTCGAAGAACAAGCAAGGGGAACAGGGACAACGTGGACCGGGAGGTTACGTGTGGATCGTTTACGCCGACGACGAGGCGGGAACGGGCATATCGCTCACCCCGGAAGGCAAGAAGTACATAGGGCTGGCGCACGACAAGGAGACGCCGAACCCCCCGATGCCGCTTAACCCGGCGGATTACCAGTTCTCGCTGCTGACGGGGGAGGGAGTACCGGGACCCCCGGGAAGTGACCGTTTCATCTGGATCAAGTTCTCCACCACCCACCCGATCACGTCACTGTCACAGGTGACCAACGACGGTTCGGCGGAAGGGCTTCGATTCATAGGTTTCTCTTACAATCAAGTGAACCAGGAGGAAGACACCTTCCCCCCGGGAGAGGAACAGGCCATAGACGTGGCTTACTACAACAGGGAGTACGAGTGGTCAGAGTACAGGGGGAAGGACGGTATCGGGTTGCAGGTACAGTATTCAAAAGATGGAAAATCTAACTGGCACTACCCGTTCCGTGTGGATGACGTGTTCATGAGACAGAAGATGGATGACGGCGTTACGTGGTCAGACCCCATGAGGATCGTGGGGGAGGCAGGGCAGGACGGGACCTACGTTGACTACCAGTTCGCCAAGAATACATCGATGGAGACACCCCCTACATCGGGATGGCAAGACGCCCCTCCCAAGACTAGCGGTAACGAGTTCCTGTGGATGAGAAAGGGAACGGTTGAACCTCCCGCCACGGAAGTACCGGCTGACGGGTGGAGTACCCCTGTCGTGCTTACAGGGCCGTCAGGAGCCTCTTACTGGATCGTGCCAGATACCAGGTTCATCAACATGCTGAACGGGTCTCCTAATCCCCCTAAAGTGCGTTTCACGGCTAAACGTGGATCGGTAGCCGACGGGGTGACGGGGTGGTCGCTCGGTTACTGGCGAACCGCTTACTCTAAAGATAATCAAAAGACCTGGACCACGATAAAATCGTGGACTTCACAGGTACCTTACATAGACGTTGACATCGACCCGTCGTGGACGAACCTCAGGGCGGAGCTTTACTTCGATCAAGGCTTCGTTAACATCTGCGACAGCGAGGTCGTGTTGATACAGGACGTTTCCGGGATACCGGGAGAGTCCAACTACGTTATAGACCTTGACAACGAGGTGGGTTCCACGAACACCTACTCCGACGGTAGCGGTGGTTACTACGGTAACAACATGCTGACGAGGTTACGGGTGTTCTACGGGACCGAGAACGTGACGAGTCAAGCCACGGTTACCGTGTCCGCCGATTCAGGCATCACGTTCACGAGAACCAACAATTCCGAGTACGTTCAAGTTCAGGTAACCGGTTTCACGGGATCGAACATGACCGGTTCTGTTATCTTCAACGTGTCTAGCGCTAGCGGGGCATTCCCCTCCATACAGAAGATGTTCAAGGTTATCCGTGTCCCTCAAGGGGAGCGTGGACCGGAGGGTGATTCCATATCCGTTCAATTCTCCGTTAACGGTCAATCCAACTGGCATTACCCGTTCGTGGAGGGTGACATCTACATGAGACAACGTGTCGGGAGCGGTGCGTGGTCAGACGCCATACGAGTGGTGGGCGAACAGGGAGAACCGGGGGCGGACGGTGAATCCGGTGGTTACACCGAGTTCCAGTTCTCCATAGGTGCCTCTCGAACCGATCACTCCGACATAGCTGAAAGCTCGTGGACAGACGGTCCTCAAAGCACGACGGTGGCGAAACCTTACGCTTGGATGCGTAGTAGAACCGTTGACAAGTTCGGCTCCGTTTCAGGTTGGACTTACGGGTCTTACGGCGCCCCCGGTAACGATGGTGCTGACGGTTTACCCGGTACCGCTTACTGGCTATCCACCGATTGTTCGAGCGCTTCGATTCGTGATGATAGCGCAAGCCCAACCACCGTTACCGCAACGGCTCACAAGGGAGAGGGAGGGGTCGGTGTTACCGATTACTCTTGTTACTGGTACGTGGCGGTATCTTACGATTTCATGAAGAACTGGACGGTTATAAAATCTGCCGGTGGTACAGCAACCACGAAGTACACGTACACGCTGGCTAAAAGTTCAACGAAAGGCTGGCCTACCAACATCCGGTTCATCGCCTTCTTCGATTCAGCCGGGAAGAACATGATAGACACGGAGGACGTGCCGGTTATCAACAACGACCTTAACGACGTCACCACCCTCGACTACCTCAAGCACGCCTTGCAACAGAAGACGGAAGTGGATGGAGGTTTAATATCGACCACCTACATCAAGGTTGGTTATTCCCCCTCCCTGCGTGACGGTAGTTCTATTCCTGACGAGATACCCAGTGACTGGGTCGAGACGGGGGGAATGTACGGTGGATCGACGCTGGCACCCGGTCAAGGTGACGTGTGGACCATAAGACAGTTCAGGAACCGTGTACCTAGATTTTACAGTGGTGGAGATTTTGACGCCGCCAAGGCCGCTCTCGCTTACGCAACCACCCAGCTAGGTGCCGATAGCTACGATCCTCCAACCGACAAGGTAACGTTTGCCGTGAGTGACTCGGGTATATTGTACGCCCAGAACGCCTTCATCGAAGGTACTGTCATGGCGAGCGCTGGTAAAATAGGTAACCTTACCATAGATTCTGACGGTCTGGCTTACAATCAAGTTACAGAGAACGGGAAAACGTATTACAAGTCAAAATTGTACAACGGTGGACTAGTTTATCGTGAGAATTATAACTCCACTGATAGCGACTGGGATAGGCAAATAGCTATCGGGACGTCAGTTATTCCACCGTCAACTGGACTTAGTCCCATGTTGTACGGGAAAGTTAAGCAGAGAGGTAGTTATGATACCACCACTTTAATGTTCCTGTCTGTCACGGGTGGAACTAGGAATTTTTCAGTTAATTCAGGTCCTCAAGCTATTAGAGTACAAGAAGGAGATATTCATATTAATAAAGGGTATGTAACTTACAGTGGTAATTCCTATTCTTATTATTCTGGTATAAACGGTTATGGTGATGTCAGGATAGGTAACGGATGGGTTGATATAGGACCTGATCCTAATTTTAGTGGCGCTACAAGAACGGAGCCGGGAGGCATTAACTTGGCGTCGCAAAGAGCAGCGTTAATTTTTAACGGTTTACGAAGACACTCTTTCAGTTCAGATAGACAACAAATAAGTATTGGAAATGATAACAACATGGTTGTCTTGTATGGAGGTGGATCTAACAAGATTGTTAATATAGAACCTAGGTTAGCGATAGGATCATGGTTTTTTATCATGTCATGGGCGGACGAGAAATTCTGGATATACGCCCCGTGGTCTTCAGGAGAGTATTTCATAATTGATGACTTGTATTATAAAGGAGTTTCTTCTGCCGGTCATGATATAGTATTTGTTATAAAAGTTGATTCGAATAAATGGATAGCGTCTCAAATGCCTAAAAACTGGCTTTCTTTTGAAGAAAGAGTTTAGTTATTATTAATATATTAAATTTACATTGAAATGAAAATTAAATTGACTATTTTAGACCGCATGATGTTGTTATCAAACGTCATTGAATCTTTTAATTCACAGAACGGAACGAAAAAAGAAATCGTGATGTGTCAATCCGCCTCCCTCGCCCTAGGGTTGTCGCCAAAGGATTACGAGGAGTTCGAGATCACTTCTGACGAGAAGAAGGGAACCGTGTCATGGAACAAGAAGGGTCAAGAACCTAGAGATTACGAGTTACATCACATGGTGGTAAGTTTCATCTGTGACGAGATCGTGAAGAAAATGCAAGGTAACAGCCTTAACGGTCCTGTAATGTCATTGTTCGATCGTTTCATGACCATGATCGTCGAGAACCCGGAGAAAGGATTGCTTGACCCGGAGACCTTGAAGAAAGTGGAAAAGGAACACGAGGAACTGGAAGACTTGTATAAAACGTTTAACCCGGCCCCCGTCGATGAGGAATCCAAGGAAGAATCTAAACCGAAAGGACGGCCAAGAAAGAACTAGAAAAAAATGTCAAAGAAGATTACCCTAGAGAACGTGGATTCATCGGAGTTACCGGAAGTCCCGGTGATCGGGGAAGTCAAGCAGATAAGGTTCACGCAAGACATGGAGTTGGTCAGCACGCTGGCTGACTCCGACTTGTTTATGATACAAGCGGGCGCCGACCTTGAAGCTAGACCGAACACGATCACGTTTGATTTAATAATAAAGAATTTATCCGGTCCCATCGAGGAGGGAAGTAAAAAGTTCGTTACCGGTGACATGATGTTCAAGGTTATCGGGGACATGAATCTTCTTGACACGTGGGACAATACCAACTTGGTTAATTCCCTGAACGCCACGTACGTTAACGTGAGAAGGATAGAGGAAGAGTTACGTCGTGAGATCAACCGTTCCACGGGGAAGGACGAGCAACATGACGAGCAGATAGCCAACCTCCGTCAAGACCTCACCTCCACCAACGAGATGTTGAATCAAGAGATCAACAGGTCGGTGGCTAAAGATAACGAGCATGACGAGTTACTGGAAGGGTTACGTGATGACGTGGATTCCACCAGCTCCAAGCTAGACGCGGAGATCAACAGGTCAACGACCAAGGACGCCGAGCATGACACCTTGCTCAAGGGGTTGCGAGTGGACGTTAACGCTAACAAGAGCGCCATAGACTCGGAGGTTGCCAGATCGACAGCCCGGGACGAGGCTCATGACGCCGCCATATCAAAGAACGCTAGCGACATAGCCACCGAAACCAGCAGGGCGAAAGCGGAAGAGGCGAAGATACGGCAGGAGATGCAAGCCGCCGACACTAACCTTCAAAACGCCATAACCGCCGAGACCGAGCGAGCCACGGGCGTCGAGGAAGACCTGCAACGACAGATAACGGACCTTTCAGGATCAACGGACGACAGGCTCGAAGCGCTAGAGGCGTTGTCCCACGAGCAAAACACGGACACGGGTACCACGAGCAAGACGTTCGTTATAGACTCCGGTAACACGGGAGCCATGTTGAAAGCGGAAGGTGGTGGATTGTCTACCCGCACCAAGGGAGACGCCGGTTACGCTAACTTTACCGTGCAGAACCTCGTGATAAAAGGTGACGTCACTCAAGAGGGAGACACTTTCATAACTCAAGCGGAGAGGGTTGAAGTGCGTGATAACATGATCCTGATTAACGAGGGAGAGACCGGTGCTGGCGTGACTGCCGGTTTCGCCGGTATAGAGGTGGATCGTGGAACGGAACAGAACTTCATGTTCGGCTTCAACGAGTCGGACGGGATGTTCAAGATCGGGAAAGAGGGGAACATGTTCGACGTGGCACTTAGACAGCCGGTGGGAGACATGATTGACGGCATGTTCGCCTCGTGGGACGCTGCCACCAAGACGTTCAAGACCACTAACGTGATACCGTATAACAAATCGTTAGATTTCAAATTTGATCCGGAAATCGTTGACGCTACCCTCAAAATGAAGTTTATGGAAGCCGGATTGGGATTATCCATGAGTGGCGATGATTCCATCTTGGCGTTATTACCGGGTATATCACAGGATGAAGTCAAGTATTCCTTAATTTCAACTAACACGAATGGTATAATACTTGGAGATTCTAGTGGTTCTAATGACAAGTTTATTCTTGATATAAAAAAACCTTCATTCATTAGTCCCGTCCTTGATAAAAATGTTATCATAGGGGGTAAGAATGCTTATTTCTCGTATTATAGTCACATAATGGGGAGTCCAAACACTATAATCGCTTCTTGTGGAGTTACAGCACCTTCTTTTTATCGTGCATCAGACAATGCCGAGGTGTTGTACTCTCTTGATCAAGCGAGACTAACCGATGGAATGTTCCTCTCGTGGGATGCTACCAACAAGATGTTGGTAGCTAACAATTTAGTACCAGAAGGAATTAAATTATATTTTGGAACTAGTAGTAATTATATTGATTACTATAATGAAGATAACGGGTATATTAGATTTATTACCAACACGGGTATTTTAAGATTTTCAACTAATAATAATTTTACTATATTTAGAAGTAGTTCTAATAACGGGTTTCAATTTATCGGTAAAATAGAGACAACTTATGGTGTATTAAATTCCTTATCTGATAACCTTACTATTGGTACTAAACAAGGTAATGGTAGTATTAAATTATATATTGGAGAATCTTCATACATCACCACCCCCTTCTCTGCCGTGACGTTCAAACGTTCTTCTGACGATTCGGAGGTCTTGTATCAAGCCGACCTCAAGAGCGTGTTAACCGGGAAGGAAACGAACTACGCCCCCACCGTCAAGGCCGTGTCAGATGCCATAGATGCAGTTAACACGGGGACCACTGAATCTCTCAAGAATTACTTGAAGTTGAGTGGAGGAACCATGACCGGTTCTATAATTATGAATAATAGTATAGTACTTAAATCTAAAGATAATAATGGTGTTGAAAGAAGATTAATCGGTAAATCTATTGAAGGAACAACACATATTGGAGATATTGACGGGAAAGCTCAAATATATACATCAGATACTGATGTGATTCATTTTAGATCAACAGGTTCATATAAAATACTAGATTCCTACAACCTCCCCGACCCCGCCACCAAGTCAGGGAATAACGCTTTCACTGGAACGAATTCGTTTGTCGCCAACAAGTTCTCTGTTGGTAATTTTAGAGTAGATTCAAATAGTGACTTTGGAGTAAATACTCCATATAGAGAAGGTCTGGAAGGATTGTCAAGGTCATTGTATTTCAAATACAATAACCTTGAAGATACGAAAGTGTCTTTTGGTTCGGTGAGTTCATCTACTGTTGCTAATTACGCATATATTGGAATTGGAAGTGTTGGGCATGATAATGCACAATACAAGTTTCGTACAGATTCCCTAGATTTAAATACAATATTTAGAATTGATTTTGGTGACGCATCAGCTATTTTAGCTAATGAATCAACTATTATTTTTGGTAGTAATAGACGTGGCTGTTATGTTAGATCAAATGATACTGATTTAGTACATGTCAAGAATAGTAATAGTTACAAGATATGGGACGCTAGCAACCTCCCCACCCCCGCCTCCACCTCTGACATACCGGACGTGTCTGACATGGCCAAGAAGAGCGAGGCTAACACCTTCACCGCTCAAAACACCTTCACTGCCGGACAGTTCAACGTGGGCCCATTTGAAGTGTCAAGTACTGGCCAATTATTGGTAAATATAACAACATCAGGTGGATGGGAAAGATCAATCACGTTTAAAGCCAATAGTGATAATGCTACTAGTATTCGGATCGGTGGTCATGGAATCGGTAGTACTTCAAACTTTGCATGGATTGGAGTAGGAGACGTGAAATATGATACCGCTCAATACAGGTTTTACGGTACGTCAATGAAAGTTCCTTCAGTATGGTCACTAGATGATGCAGATGGAAATTCCTTGATTTGGACACAAAGTACTCAGTTAGCACATATTGGTCGTGCAACAGGAACTACCAAGATAAGAAGTGGCGCAGTAGATTTGATTCACACCAAGGGAGCAACTGATTACAAGATACTAGATGAATCCAACTACTCTCAATACTTGCCAACCAACAACAAGTGGACATATGGATTTGTTGTTACTTATATTGAAGGATCTAATGCTGATTTCAATACTTTGTTTGCAGGTCCAGATTCTCCTAAAATAGTATTTAATTACTATCGTCCAATTGGTCATAATACTAACGCCCCCACCGGAATGTCATATGGTGCCGTTTTACAAATAGATGGCAATTATAATTCCGGTTCTAATAATGTAGTACTTCGACCTCAACTCGCCTTTGATATTAATCATAATGTTGAAAATGGAACTCGTTATATGTGGTTCAGAACCGCCAATAACCTAGGGTATGGTGATTCATCCAATTGGAAGAGAGTAGTGACCGCGGACGAGAACGTGGCTGTGCTGGTGATGGATGCGAACACGTATCCATCTATCGCCAGAATAGATGGGACTACCTACAATTGGCTTAGGACGCCAGCCCAAGGACTATTGCCTAACACTCAAGCAACTCTTGATTCGGGTGGCACCTCATACCTTGGCACCAATGACTGGTCATTTGGTTACGCATCAATACACACCATATACTCTAAAAGGTATATGTTCGGTAATACAGGTGTTGATTTTAGATTAGACACTAATAACAAGATAGCCGCCACCATTTCGGGATCGGCACGAGGGATAGAGATAGGTGATTTGCTTGTTTCCAGTAATTACGGTGAGGATGCGGCAAAAGTACCTACCAACGGTATATTCGCATCAGGTATTATTAAATCATATTCTGGGTTTTCATCTGATTCTAGAATAAATAATCTTAATATTAGTAAAGCATCAAATGATGCTTTACTAATTTCATCATTTGCTGGAGAAAATGTAATTAATAAACCGGGGGTCGACCCTGTGAGTGGACAGTCAGTTGGTGATGGAGTAGCTCTTACCTATTTCTGGGACGGAGATTATGCATTTCAATTAGTTGGGGATATTGATGGTACAGGAATGGCGTATAGAAAATACACTCCTTCTACTGGAAATTCTACTGATTGGAAGTTCCTAGCTGATACTAAATGGGTTAATACTAAACTAGGTGGATATTTACCTTTGACAGGGGGAATATTATCTGGTCAATTAATTATCAATTCAATATCTAATTCATTAATATTAAATAACACAAATTCTAGTGAAACTGAATCCTTTATTAAAGTTCAATTAAACGGAACTAGTAAGGCAGCTATTGGATTCTTGTCTAGCATTGGAAGCTATATATATAACTATGAAAGCAATAAATATTTATTTGTAGGAACTGATGGTGCTTATCTCGGAAATACAATTTCAAAAGCAAAACTACTCACTTCAGCAGACCTGTCAGGGTACGCCACGCAAACGTGGGCTAACAGTAAATTTGCCCCATTATCAACATTTAAAATATTGAGTGGTTACCCGGCCATAGTTAATACTGGTAACGAGTGGATATTAACATCTAATCGAAGTGGTATTTATATTAATTATAGAACTCCTAGCGATACAATAATACCAACTACATGGTATTGGAAAAACGGTACATCTACTGGATACGCTAATGGATATTGGGGAAAGCTGTACATGGTGGAAAAACTTGTTGCTACCCAAGAATGGGTATCTGATAGAGGCTACTTGACAAGTATCACCAAATCAATGGTGACTTCGGCTCTAGGGTACACCCCCCCCACCACCAACACCACCTACTCTCAGGCTACATCTTCAACTCTAGGTTTAGTGAAGATAGGTGCTACCGGTTTGGCGGCGAAGAATTACGCCGTGCAGCTTAATTCTAGCGGTCAAATGTATGTTGCGGTACCGTGGACGGATACTAACTCAACTTACAGTGCCGCTACTTCATCAACTTACGGTCTTGTCAAGATCGGGGCGACTGGTCTAGCGGCCAAGAACTATGCTGTTCAATTGAACTCTTCTGGACAGATGTACGTTTCCGTTCCTTGGACAGACACTGACACGAACACTCATTACACGACTAGATTGTACGCCGGTGCGTCAGGAACTGCGGCTAACGCGGCTGCTTCTAACCCTTACTTGAAGGTGACTGATGACAACACTTACCGTAATCAGGTAAGGTTCATTGGGGCCGGGGCCACTTCTATATCAAGTGACGCTTCAGGTAACATTACCATAACATCAAAGGACACGACGTACGACTTGTCGTCTTACTTGAAAGAAAATGATAATATAAGTAAGCTAACAAATGATAGAGCTTATGTTAGGTCAACTTCTACTTTAAGGGTTAATGACATTCAAGTGGTAGAAGGGGCGGCTGGAACAGCCACTGGAGTTTTATATGTTGTACTAGAAAGTTAATTATGGGGCTAATATTAGACAATAAAGGAATATCTTCAATGACCTTTAACGGGAAAAAGGTCAAGGAATGCTGGTTAAATGGAGTGAAAGTTTGGCCTAATTATCCAGATTTAGATCCTGTAATAGCACAGATAACACTAGATTTAGGAAATATGCCTGTTCATTATTGCAAATTTGATGGATATACAACACAAACTCCTTTACTTATTGGGGAAGTTTATAATTATGCTACTAAATTTATCAGTACCCCAAATAGACCTACATTTGAACAAGGTCTTGGAGGAAGGAAAGCACTAAAATGTAGTTATGTTGATATTTCTTTAGCTCAATTAGCTAAAGCACAATATAATGTATTTATATCGATGCTGATAAAACAAACTACTACAAATAATAGTTATTCAGGAGTTTTGGGAGGAACTATATTTGGATTAAATACAAAAGGATTCGGATATGCTTTAGGATGGGGTTCTAGTGTGCAAAGTAATAAAATCTGTGCTGAAAGCTATGCAGGTGGCTCTTCTGCTAGTGCTTATAACACTGTTATGACTACCAATAAATGGTATCATGTTATGGCGGAATTCAGGTCTCCAATAACTGCAACAGGGGGAGGAACACCAACATCTTATCTTTCTGTAAATGGTTCTTCATTTGTTCAAGCTAATGGAGCAGGTAGCATAGGCAGTCCATTAGATTATAGTGATTTATCCGTTGATCAAGGTGACAGTTACATTCATTTAGGATGTACATGGCAGGGTGGACAAAGATACTTTAAAGGACTTATTCAAGATTTTGTATTATGGATAGATGATAGGCTTACAGATACTCATGTAGAATTGTTAAAAAATTATTATAGAGAACTTGGAGTATATTAAATATGGTAACTATATACAAGGCACTTACGTACAATATTACACTTGTACGTAAGTGCCTTATAACAAATTAATTTGTGATGCACATGACAAAAGTTTATTACGACAACTGGTTGGCTAGGTTGATACTTTTCAAGGGATATTCAACCATAACGCTAGGCCCTTTCATATTAACGAAAATGAAAGAAGGGCAGTTACCTGATTACGCCATTAACGAGGAACGTATTCACGTTCGTCAATGGAAAGATTGTTTCACGATGGGTATGATAATCGCTTACTTCGCCAGTTTTCTTTTCAGCGCCCCCTACCACTGGTACGCGTTCTTGCCGTTCCTCTTGCCTTTCACGTTGTACTACATCATGTACCTCGTCGAGTGGTTAATATCGTTCATTTACCACGTTATAAAAGACAACGGGAAAGAGGTTGGAGAATCCAACAGCAAGGCTTACTACGCCTCGGCGATGGAGATGGAGGCTAAAGAGAACCGTGATAACATGGATTACTTGAGAACTAGGCCTTTCGGTGCCTTTTTTAGATACTACGGAAAGATTTAATTTGTATATTTGTGATATGGAACACGTTATTAAACATATCAGGAAAGAGTTCTTCGACGATGCCACGGTAGGCAGGATCGAGATTGAGGGAACTGATTTTTGCTGGGTGCTTGAAGACGCCGTGAGGGAAACCAAGATACCCGGCAAGACGGCCATTCCCGCCCACAAGTACAAGGTTGCCATCACTTACAGCCCGAAGTACGAGAGAGACATGATCTTGTTATACAACACGCCGGGACAAACCGTTGACGTTAACGGGATGAAATTCTCCGGCATAAGAGTTCACGGTGGCAATGACGTGGATGATACCGATGGATGTCCACTTGTCGCTTACAACCGTACCGGGGAGAGAACGATACAGGGTCGTGCCGACAGGGAAATACAGGCTCTAGTCGAGAAATTTATCAAGGATGGTGATGAAGTGTTCTGGGAAATTATAGAGGAAAGGAGTTAATCATGCAAGCTAGCGTCAGGAACTGGAAGAAACCCACCCCACGGAAAATAAAGATGATAGGCGACATGTGCGTCTACACCCTTCCCATGTGGCAGGGATTGATAACCACTTCCCCGTTCTCTGACACTTGGAAAATATGGCTTAACTTCATCATAGGGGCGTTATTAATCATGGCGAAGGCCATAACTAAACTATTTTCTGAAAATGAGCAACTGGATAGACAACGTGACAGGCAACGTTGCCAAGGCGGTGATGGGGGCGGTAGCACTAGTGGTAACGACAGCTATGGCGACTAGTTTCAACAAGCCGACCAAGGAGTACGTGGACTTCAAGGATAACGAGATCAGGAAGGAGTTGTTGAACTTGAGGGAAATCCATAACGCCGAGTTCAAGAGTTTAGAACGCACCATAAAACTGGAGATGGACGCCCTCCGGAAGAATATTGAGGATTGGAGGGAATCGGACAAGTCTAAATACGAGCTTATACTTAAACTTATTGAAAAACAGAATAATAATTAAAATTTAATTTGATATGAAAAGAATCAGGCCGATCAACGATTACGTGATCATCAAGAAGACCGAGCAAGAGATGCGAAAGGTGGGGAGCATATTCATCCCGGAGACGAGAAACGAGATAACACGGAAGAGCGAGGTTGTCGCCATGAACGAGGGCAGGGATGACGTGAAGGTGGGAGACATCGTGTTGCACCCCTCCCGTACCGGCACGCCGTTCTTCCTAGGTGACGACGAGTTCGTTGCCATGCATGACAAGGAGATAATAGCTGTTATAGAAGAAATCGATGAAGAATAACTGGAAGATAGCGATAGCGTGGATAGCGACCGTGCTGGTGGTGTTCATCATCTCGAACCTAGCAAGTCGGAACCGAGAGGTGGGGGGAGAGGTGTATAACGCCAAGGCGATGGAAGATTCCATCAGGCTTTACAAGGACCGGTATAACCGGGAGGTGGCGGAGAAGCTATCCATGTTATCGGTTTCCAGCAAGGTGCTAGAGGAGAACGATTCCCTGAAACAGTTGATCAAGGGGATGAAGCCGGAATTCATCGTCAAGGTGAACACCGTGTACAGGGATACCGGAACGATAAAATTTGATACCGTTTACAGGAACGTGTACATCCCGTTTCATGACAGGAACAAGTACAGGTACATCTCTGGAACGGTGATGGAAGATGGCATTCACTTCGATAACTTCGAGGTGTACGCCTCCCAGTATTTGGTTTCCGGCAAGAGGAAGAAGTTCATGGGTAGCACCGAGTACATCGTGAGGGTGGTTAACGAGAACCCGTACGTTACCACCACCGCCATTCAGCCCCTCGTCATAAAGGAGAGGGACCGGTGGTACGAGAAATGGTGGGTGTGGGGATTGGCAGGATTAGCGGGTGGAATTTTAATAAGTAAATAAGAATTGTTTAATAAAAACCGGTGGTACACCGGGGTTCGGACGTGGAGGTTCCAACTATGGATGACCGTCAAGAGATTGACCTAAAAAGTAGCGTTCCTGTGAAGCGTCAATATAAATACAAGTACCTGATTATTTAAAATGGAATTGAGAGAATTTAGCTACATGGATAACGGCAGGAAGTTATGTTTCCGGGTGGGACAATCGCTGTCGTTCACGTCACGGGGTGGGGGTTTAACGAGCATGGTCATACACTCGATCAAGAAGGAGCGCCTTAAAAACCGTGACAAGATAACCATACACGTCCGGGAGAAGGACGGCAACGAGGCGGTGGTGTGGAAGGAGATATACCGTCACGATGACGGGAGTTTAACCATTGACGTGAGCGATTATGAAAAGGAACTTGAAAGGGATTAACGGGGTGATCGTTCACGTCCCCGAGACGTACGAGACTACCATAACCGCCCCCGGTGGAACCAAGTTTTACGTGAACAACACGATAGATGACATGACATATGTCGTGAGACACGGGGAGGTGGTAACGTCATCCGATCCTAGAATAAAGGCCGGGGACATCGCTTACTTTCACCATAACATGGTTAAGCGCCGTAGCGTGGAGTACGTGGACGGGAAGGTGGGTAGCAGTAACGAGCTATTCGATGACATGTTCATCATCCCGGTGGAGTTCATATACCTCGTGAAGAGGGGGGAAGATCATCTAGCGATTGACCCGTGGTGCTACGTGTCCCCCGTCCTCAACGACAAGTTCAAGGAGGGTAGCTTCGAGATAGCGAACGCCGGCAAGTACAAGAAGCAGCACGGGGTCATGGTATACTCTAACGACTCGTTACGAGAACAAGGGGTAAACGATGGTTCACCCGTCGTGTTCAACCTTGACTCGGAGTACGAGTTCAAGATAGATGACCGGGTGCTGTACAGGATGAAAACGCCGTGGATAATAGGAGAGCTTGAAGATGAGTGACGACAGATTCATACAATCGTGCAAGATCGCCGTGGGAGAACTGATGAAGGTTATCACGGCGGACATCGACACGGCCGTAATGGAGAAGGAAACCACCGTCAAGAACGCCATTAAATTAAAGAAGAAAGCGATAACTAGCTGCAAGAACATGCTTGGTTCCATCCTGAATCATGACAGGAAACAGGAGAAGTGGGTTCGAGCGACGCTAGACAAGATAGTAGAATCCAGCCAAGGGGTGGTGGAATCCCTCTACTCCGGGTTGGAAGATGTCGTGATGAGTAATGACGTTATCGGTAACGATGCCGATAGCATATCTACCATGATAGACACCAAGCTAGTAGCCTTCAACGATGTGATGGAGATAGAGGACATCGTTCATGACGTGAAGAGCAAGCTGGAAGAAGAAGACATCATGCTTGAAGAGAGCGATTACAAGGGAGGGTACGCCGAGAAATACGCTGACAAGTTCGCCAAGATGAAGGACAGGTCAGGGTATCGTGCCGACATTGATGCCGTGGTGATAGACCCGGAAGGCACGGTGGGGGAGATCATCGAGATAAACGATATAAGAATAGCCCTCCCCAAGAAACCTCTCAAGGCGGATATTGACTGGGGGAAGAGATTCAGGCAAGACCAGTTCTGGCGCAGGCAAGCACCTCCCAAGGAGCTGACTTCCCGCACGGCCAAGAAACACGAGGATTACATAGATTCCGAGTACATGAAGAAACGGAACGGGTACTGGTTCATGAATAACGGTGAGGCCACGTACATAACCGGCGCCCACTGGTTCATGATGACCCATTGCTACACGGGAGCGGACGGGGGGTATTACTACTACTCCGCCGCCCAGAGGAAGTTGTTCCTGTTTCTTGAAGCCATGTACAGGGATAACCGGTGTCTAGGTATCATTCTGGAAAAGATTCGTCGTTTCGGGGCAACGGACTGTATCATGGCGTTCATACTTTGCAAGACGATAGAGCAAAGAAACAAGCTGACCGGGATGACTTCCAAGACGGATACCGACGCCAAGTCCAACTTCGTGAGGCTCACTACCATGTTCTCGCGCCTCCCGTTCTACTTCAAGCCCATGTGCATGGACGAGAAATCCAAGTCTGAACTGGAATTCGCCCAGCCGGGTAACAAGCTCAAGAAGGCGGGACAGGAGAAGGAAATAGTGGACGTGGCGTTGAATACACGCATAAACTTCCGCCCCACCAACGAGTCAAGTTACGACGGTGAGGCTTTGCTTTTCTACTTCGGTGACGAGTTCAGCAAGTGGAAGAAACAGAACGGTAACACGTTAACTCACTTCACGATGGTGAGAAAATGTCTCACTAAAGGTCGTCGTATTACTGGGAAGGCTATCCTTATTTCCACCGTGGAGTTCATGACCGGGAAGGACGCCAACGATCCCGAGGCCTTGGCGGGGGACAGGTACAAGTACTTGTACTACAACTCCGATCCGAGAAAACGTGACGGTAACGGGCAGACTGTTACCAACCTGTACAAGATATTCATAAGCTGTTTCGAGCATTACGAGGGGTTTATTGACAAGTACGGGAACATGATAGTCGATGACCCTAAATCACCGGTGAGAACGATGGACGGGGAGAACATGTCGATAGGCGTCAAGACGTACTTGAGCAACGTGGACGAGGCTTTAAAGAATAACCCGAAGCAATTGCTAGAAGAACACAGGAAGAACCCCCGCACCGAGGAGGACGGGTTCAAGCTAGCCCTTAACATGTGCATGTTCAATCAAGCCAACATACTGGCCCAGATAAAGCACAACGATAACATGGATGGAACTCATCTCCGGAGGGGAAACTTCGAGTGGTATCAAGGGGTTGCGGATAGTGGACACGTCATCTTTATCGACAAGCCGGATGGACGGTTTCTGGTTAGCTGGATACCCGAGGAAGGCCTCAAGAATAACGTGAAATTCGAGAACGGGTTGTGGTTGCCGCTTAACAGGCATATAGGTAACTTCGGCATAGACCCGTACCGTGTTAACAAGACCGTGGACGGGAAGGGATCAAAGGGAGCGATACACGGGTTCTCCGGCATAAACTCTTCCGGGGCGCCCAACTTCAACTTCTTCCTAGAATACATAAACAGGCCGGATTCCAAGGAGATATTCTTCGAGGACGCCATCAAGGCGATGGTGTTCTACGGGATGCCCGCCCTCATAGAGAACAACGTCAACAACCTCATAGACGAGATGTATCGCAGGGGTTACAGGAAGTTCTCCATGACAAGAACGGACAAGGAACGGGACAAGCTGTCCGAAGACGAGAGGGTGAGGGGTGGTATGCCTTCCACGTCCGAGAACGTGTCGCAGATGATAAACGCCGCCATCGAGTCGTTCGTGGAGAACAACGTTGGTAGCTCCGAGATGTATTTTAACGCCACGCTAGAAGACTGGCTGGCTTTCGATGACAAGAACAGGACGAAACGTGACGCCTCCATATCGTCAGCCTACGCTCTCATAGGATGCACTCGCAAGAAGAGACGCAAGGTGGAAGCGATTGAACCGGTGCCAACGAGACCCATGTTCAGGATATACGAGAATGTTGGAACTTATGGAAAGTTAAAAAATGGATAAACAAAGAAGAAACGTCACGATCCCGAACAGGGAGGCTTCCAACGAGGAGAAGGAAAGCAAGGATTACGGGTTAGAATACGCCCGGTACATAGAGTTCGAGTGGATCACGGGCAACGATTACGCCAGCAGGAAGAAGAAGTTCGAGGAACTGGAAGCGCTTCGAGACAACGAGGTGGATATTGACCGGTTCAAGAACATGCTTAACATCCCGAAAGATCAGGCTTACCTGTCGCTCAACTGGGAGTTCACGTCCGTGGTTCCAAAGTTCGTTAACGTGGTGAAGGACAGTTTCCCCGCCGACATGTTTAAGATAAAGACCAAGGGCGTGGACATCATGTCAAGGGAAGAGCGGAACATGTATCGAAAGAGACTTGAAACCGAGATGCTAACCAAGGATTTCACCCAAGAGATGACGATAGCCACCGGTATCAACTTCGTGCCGGATTACGTGCCGGATTCCAAGGAAGAGCTGGACCTTCACATGCAACTGGAATACAGGCAGAAAAAAGAGATAGCCTCGGAAATCATCATTAACAGGGCGTTTGACTTGAATTATTTCAGGGAGGTTCAAAACAGGATCGCCGAGGACTTGGTAACGATAGGAGAGGCCGCCGTGCGGGTGGAGGCAGATCCGAACTACGGGGTCATCATGAGAAGGGTAGACTGCAAGAACCTTCTTCACTCGTACGACCCCCTCTACACCCGTGACAAGAAGGGATGTTACTACTTCGCCGAGATGATGGAGATGACAGCCGGCGAGATCGTGAGAAAGAGCCGTGGAGAGGTATCGTACGGTCAACTGGCTAGGGGGGTGGGAGATAGAAGGTTCAAGCCTGACGAGGTGGCTAACGAGGACGACTTGTTCACCGTGATGTACTTCACGTTCAAGACCACGATGGACGAGGTGTTCAAGCGCAAGCGCAACAACCTTATACCCAAGGACAGGGATTACGTCCTTCCGAAAGAATCATCTTCTAGGATGATAAAAGGTAAATACGACGTGTGGTTCGAGGGGTACTACGTGCTTGGCATGAACCTCGTGTTCAATTACCACATGATGCGAGACATGATCAGGCCGGTGAATAACGCTAACACGGTAATGCCACCGTACATCATGTACGAGCTAACGGTTCCCTCTATCGTGGAGAACTTGAAGTCTTACGCCGAGGATATACACCTTATAGTATTGAAACTTAGACACTTGATTTCCAAGATGAAACCTGACATGTTCGAGATCAACGTGGACGCATTGATGAACATAGACATCGGTACCGGTGCCAAGCTCACCCCCTCCGACGTTCTTGACATGATGTACCAGACGGGAGCCTTGTTGTACAAGGGTACGGCTTACGACGATGATCAGGTATTACAGGGAAACATCTTGCGTAACATCCCCACTTCTGACGGGCAGAAGCTCATGCAGCTTATAAACGCTTACAACCAGAACATGAACATGTGCTACGAGGTTACCGGCGTTAACAGGGTGCGTGACGGTTCGGCTCCCCTTAACGGGGCGCTGGTAGGCACGCAGCAGATGGCGCTTAACATGAGCAACACCGCCACCAAGCATATTTTCGAGGGGTTGATGAGCATGAAGAAGGGGATAGGAGAGGTCACGCTTAACAGGGCGCAACAGATGTCAATGTACAAGGAGTCGTTCTCGGATGACGTGATGTCTTACCTGATGGAGGATGATGTCATAGACGACTACAAGACGTTGTACAAGTATAACCTAGACGTGATCGTTGACGTGGCTCCTGACGCGGAGGAGAAAGCCAAGCTAGATCAAGTGATACTCGCCGCCGTTCAAGCCGGGCAGATCACCCTGTCCGACAGGATGGACATCTTGTCTATTGACAACTTGAAGATGGCGTCAAGGTACTTGAAGGTCGTCATGAAGAAACGGGAGGACGAGGCGTACAGGAAACAGAAGGAGATGGAGGCGATGAAGACCCAGATGCAAGCTCAGGCTCAAGTGTCCGTGGAACAACAGAAACAGCAGTCCCTGATGATGGAGATTCAAGCCAAGGGTCAGGAATTGCAATTCAAGACGCAATCCGAAATCCAGATAAACGAGAAGAAGGTGGAGGGAGAGATCATTCTGGAACGTGTCAAGCACCAGTTGAGGATGCGGGAACTAGGGTTGCAAGCACGGGTAACCGCCGAATCCAACCAGTACAAGGAGCGGGCAAAGGACGCGAGAACGTACAAGCAAGCGCAGCAACAGAGCGCCATGATAAACCAGAGACAGAGGGGAGGGGCAACCATACCTTTCGAGAGCATGAACGCCATGCAGGACGTTCAAGCCGCCCCACCCGTCGAGATTCCACCGATGGAAGAAGTTAACCAAACTCAAAACTACACGAATGGCACCACCGAAGAAGGACAGGTCGGAACTATCTAGGTCCGCCAAGTATTACCGGGATCACCCGGAAGCTAGAGAGAAAAAAAAGAAAACGGACACGGAGGTTAACCGTCGCCCGGAGCAAAGGAAGAAACGGGCCGAGCTTAGCCAGCGTAACCGTGAACATGACAAGAAACACGGGAAGGCGTCTCGTGCCGGAAAGGACTACGATCACGCCACGAGAAGGTACACGTCATCTTCCGCCAATCGAGGCAGGAAGAACGGCACTGAAGGAGACAGGAGGGCGAGGGGATGAGAGGGAAGTCTAAATACGGGAACGTCAAGTCGGGTGGTCACGCCTCGAAGAAGGAGGCCGCCCGTGCCGCCACCCTCAAGCTACTGGAGAAGGCCGGCAAGATAAAGGACTTGCAAGAACAAGTAACGTACACGTTGATCCCGGCACAGTTCGAGGGGGAGGGTAAAAACAGGCACTGCGTGGAGCTTGCCTGCAAGTACGTGGCAGATTTCGTGTACACCGACGTCGAGACGGGGGAAACCGTGGTGGAGGACACCAAGGGGTTCCGCACTGACGTTTACAAGATAAAGCGCAAGCTGATGCTTAAAGTACATGGAATCAAGATAAAAGAGACGTAGAAAATCTTTTAACGTTTTGTTATTATAGATTTTATCTATATATTTGTGTAACAATTTAAATTAAATCGAATGGCAAAATTGGATGAAATACTGAAGGATATAACTTTCAAGCCGGGAGAACAGGTCCCTGCCGTCAAGGAGGGAGAAACCGCGCCGGAACCGAAAGTTGAAGACGAGGCAGACGCCCCCACCCCCGAAAAGATGGAGGATGTCAACAAGGTCGATGATCAGGAAATAGATTTCTCGAAGATACCGGAAGACAAGATTCTGGGATACCTAGCCGGTAAGGTAGGTAAGGAAGTGAAGACGTGGGACGATCTGGTAGAGGTTCGAGAGGTGGAAAAAGAGGTTGAGAAACCCGTGGATTACGCCAGTCCTGACGTGGCTAACATCGACAAGTTCGTCCGGGAAACCGGGAGGGGAGTTGACGATTACTTCAAGGTACAGAAAGACTGGGACAACGAGCCTAACGAGAAAGTTGTCAAGGAGTACCTGAAGACTCAATACCCGTCGCTAGACAAGGAGGATATTGAAGTCATGTATGAAGACTACTTCCAGACCGAGGAGGTGACCGAGGACATGCTAGATGACGAGAGAAAGGCAATTGACCGTAGAAACAGGTCAAAGCTGGTTAGCTTGAAGACGAAGGCCGAGGAAGCCAGAAAGTATTTTAACTCCCAGAAAGAGCAATACAAGACTCCTCTGAAGCGCGTGGAGGAGGATATTGACAAGGGCAAGGAAGAATGGGTGAGGGGGGCGAAAGGAGCCTTGTCAAGTCTTGATAAGATCGAGATTGATGGTTTCAGCTACGAGATTCGTGACAAGTCAAGATACGATAAAGTGTTTGACGGGATCGACTCCCTGCTAGGGACTTTCAAGAACGAGGACGGTACCTTCAATTATGGCAACTTGGTAAGAGTTATCACCGCCGGGATGGAATTGCCGAAGATACTGGAAGAACACGCGAAGGCGGTGAAAGCGAATACTGTTGAGGAGGAAATGAAGAAGAAATCCAACGCCACCCCTGACACCCAAAAACAGGGAGATTCCAAGGGTCTGTCGGAGGACGAGTTCTTGAGATTCCTCAAAAACAAGAACTTTATAAGATAGAATATTATGCTTACAAGTGTTACATCAGATTTTTACCTTGATCCGAACATTAAAGTTCAACCGATCTCCGGTAACTACATGAGTCTATATGACTTCACGACCAAGTTTTACCCTTCATTGAAGGATAGAATCATCGACCAGTACGGGAATCAAACGATTCGTGGGTTCCTTGACAAATACGCTCAAAAGGAGATGATCTCCGCCGATACCCAGTTCTTCGGGATGACCGGGCGCAGACGTAAATTGCTGGAAGGTGTTACCCGTTCAGGAGACGTGTTCACGATCGCCGCTCACACCATCCGTCCTAACGAGAACTTCATGGTTATCGACAAGACAGGGAAGAAAGTTAATTACGGTATCTGCATGCCTGACAGTTACGATGCCGGATCGTTTACCGCTAAAACTTACGATGGTTCTGACTGGACCGTTGGGACTAGCGGGTTGACCATCATGGCTGCCGGTTACGAGTTCCAGAAAGGAACGCCGGGTATGACCCGTGCATTGACCCGTGATGTCGAAATCGGTAAAACCTCCCTTATCATCGGTAAGGACATGTTCGAGATCAACGGTTCCGACATGTGCGACGCGACATGGTTGAAAACCCCGGATGGGAACGCGTTCTGGACTAGCGCCGAGATCGAGGAGGCTAGAGAGAGAATGCTGGATCAAATGGAGATTCAAGCGTTCATTGGCAAGAAGGTTGCCGATGATTCCCCCGCCAAAACTGCCGGGTACCGTGGTATCGAGGGAGTGTTTGACCAGATCAGAAACGGTGGTAACAGTTTCGAGGGGAATATCTCTTCAACTGCTGACATCGAATCAATCATAAAGCGTCTTGACAAGGTTAACGGTGAGACTTACAACTTGTTGTACTTGTCTACCGAGGCATCGTTGTCAATCGACAACTGGTTGGCTAAAGTTGGTGGCGCCGGCTCTGCCACTTGGGGTTACTTCGATAACAAGCAACGGATGCTTGATTTCGGTTTCGATGCCTTCAAGATGGGTGGTTACGAGTTCTACAAGACCACTTGGAAAATGTTGAAAGACCCGACCGTTTTGAACCCGGATAATTTCGCCGCCGAGAACCAGATTCACGGTATCATGGTACCGCTTGGACGTGCTTCTATCACCACCGGTTACAACGGTGACTTGAGCGGTCAAAACAGCACGATCAACGCCCCGTACTTGACCAAGTTGTACAAGGGAATGCCGGGATACAGCCGCGAGCTTGTAACCACTTTCCACGGGTCACAGAACGTGCCTGACGCTACCAATACTTGGGACGTGTTCGGTATCGACTGGTTGTCTGAATGGGGATTGCGTTGCGTTGGATTGAAGAAATGGGCAATCTTCGAGGGCGTGTCAGCCTAGGCTTAATTGACCTTAAATATTAAACCTCGGGGGAAGGGAATAATAACCCCTCCCCCTTTTTATTTGAAATCTAATTTTAATCGAATCTAATATGGCAAGTACTAAAGAAACAAAGAGAATCACGGAAGAAGAGGCTAAAGAGCAAATTATCGCCGACCTAGAGAAGAAGGGGTTGGGGAAGAAGCCTTTAACGTTCCTGCTTACAGGAGAGCGTAACAATCACTCGTTAAGACCGAAGACACGTCACGTGTACACCGGCAAGAACGGGGAGACTTACGTTTTCAACCTCCGTTACACCCCGGTATCCCCCACCGCCATCGAGAATGACCAGAACATTGATGGACCGGTAGAGCTTAGACGGGTAGATTTCCCGGGAGACCGTTGGACCGTCTACCCTGAAGACAGGGGATTACAGATGTTCCTCATGCTACACCCTTTCTACGGGAAGAACAAGGTGTTCTACGTGGAGGACTTGGAGGCTGACGCCGCCATCGAGGAGAGCATGTGGACTGACATGGGTACCGTGATCGAGCTTTGCAAGACATCAGACTTCGAGGTGTTACAGGCCGTTTACGCCACCTTGAAGGGAGTCACCACCGAGATGAATCCCACCATCCTTCGTGCCGGTATCCTTGACAAGATGAAGACCGGGACTAACCCCCGGGAGATCATCGAGATGTTCGGTGACAAGAGAAACACGATCAAGTTCAAGATTCAGTCCGGTATACGGTTGAACATCTTGAAGATGAACGCTAGAAAGACGGAATTGAGCTGGACTAGCGGTGGCGTTATCTACACTTGCGCCCCGGGTCTTAACATCATATCCGAGTTCGCCGAGTGGGCCATGACAACCGAGGAGGGAGGGGCCACTTACGACAAGATTATAACCAAGTTAAACGCTTAGAACAAATGATAGACGAGGTGTACAAGGTAGTCAACGTGCTACTCAACAAGAACGGGTACGGGGTCATAACTCCCGACGAGTTTAACTCCGTTTGCGGGCTAGCCCAGTCAAAGATATATTCAGAGATACCTAACAGGTTGAGAATGAAGTATAACAGGGACAAGCAAGGATACTCGGCAATACCGAAAGACATTCTTGAAAGCACCTTGTACAAGCTCGCCGTGGTGGAAGATTTGGAGAAGGGGGAAGATGACCCCTTCTTCCCTTTCCCCCCTACCGAGAAGTTAAACGCCGTGTACAGGGAGGGGAAAGAAGCCACCTTGATAGACGTGGCACGGCTAAGAATGATAGGCAACTCTAGGTACAACAGGCCTTCCGTCACGTACCCTAATTACTCGGTATCGGAAGACGGTATACAGGTGTTGCCGGACAGCACTTCCATAGAGGTGCATTATTACAAGATACCACCGGTGCCACGGTGGACTTACGTGGCGGTGGAGGGTAAACCGGTGTTCAACCCTTCAGACAAGAGGTATCAAGACTTCACGCTGACGAGACACTTTTTTAACGTCCTCGTGGTGGAGATAGCGTTATGCTTCGGCGTCCACTTGCGGGAGGCTGAAGTTATGCAAGTGATGGCGCAGGATCAAGCTAACGAATTTCAAAAGGATAACGCATTATGAACGTTAAACTAACAGACATTATCGACTCGGTGTTAATAGACGCCACTGACCCGGACAGTTACGTTCACGGTGTCAGCAGGGAACTGGTCATAAAACACGCCCAGAGAGCGGTCGAGGAACTGCGATACGTGGGAGACAAGCAATACAAGGAGGCGGAGGGGGAGATGAACGCAGTGGGCAAGTTCAGGATGCCCAACGACTTCATCGACTACATAGCCATCTACTTCCTGCATGACGGGTACAAGATTCCCGCCCTCTACAACGATAACATTAACACGTGGTACTCGTACATGCTCAAGAACGATGACGTGTACGCCGCCCAGAACATCCTGACGAACGATGAAGAAACGGTGATCGACAACAACGACTACGAGATCGTGAAGGGGGTAGACCTCAACGGCATGAAGTCAGCCGAGTGCATGCTGCCATGCCGTCACAACTCTTTCCTAGTTAGCAAGAACGGTTACCAGTTCGATTACAGGGACAACACCCTTACCTTCGACGACGTGCCGGAGGGTTACGATCGTATACTTATATGCTACGTGTCTAACGTGGACCTCACGGACATCACCAAGATCAACGTTCACCCGTACTTGCAGAAATACCTAGAGGCTGACATATACTGGAGGATCATCGAGAGAAGGCGTAACGTGCCGATGAACGAGAAGATACGGGCGAAGGCCGAGAAGAACCGTCGTTACAAGGACGCCAAGTTTGAAATGAACTTCAAGAGAGAGGAAATTATTCAAGCATTACTTAGATCGCTATGAAGGTAATACAAGATTTCTCGGGGGGAAAGATGAACATGGACATCGACCCCCGCTACATGCCGAAGGGGCAATACCGTGAGGCTCGAAACGTCCGGGTGATAGACACTGATGGCGAGAACTCGGGCGTGATAGAGAGCGTGGACGGGACGAGGGTTGTCATTGACGAGCCACTGTTCACGGCAGGATCGGTCACCGCCGGGATGTACGAGTACAACAACAAGATATACCTGTTTACCGCCCTCAAGCAAGGCGGTTTTTCTATACTGGAATACGATTCCGTAACCGGGAAGGGTAGCCATATCCTAGTTGACCAGCTATCCACCTTGCGAGAGGAAGACGGGTTACGCAACACGATATGTTTCCTTCATAACAAGAAGGACGATCAATCGGTGTTCACGCAGGCTTACAATCAAGGGTTCGGGTGGTACGTGCCGTCCAAGGAAGAGATCAAGGACGTGATAGATAACATCGAGGAGACATGGAAGTTCCTTATCTCCGAGAGGGAAGAGGACATCATCACGTTCAACAACCAGAATATCGGGGTGGGAACGGCGGTCGAGGTTCAAGAAGACACCCCCACCCCCCGTTTCGCTCGTGCCTTGTCAACACCGGTGCCGGTATCCGAGGAACAGGGAAGCTCGGGTAATTACTACTGGACGTCCACCGAGTACGACAAGGATCAAGCCTACGTGTACGGTTTCCTAGGATTACAGCTCGCCCCGAAAACCAGCAGGTACATGTGCGTGGTTATAAAGAGGTTCCGTTTCGATATTCCCCCCAAGAAGGGAGATTCTCATGATGGCGGCACTATTTACAAGGTTGACATGGAGAAGATGGAGGCGAGGGCCATGAAGATGCTCCCCACCACCTTCGTTTACGATTCAACGCCGGAGGTACTCACGCAGGACCTTGTCACGCCGTTTAACCTTCAAACGAGGATAAGCGGGTTCGCCATGCTTAACGACATCATGGTGTTTCATGACTGGATGACCAACGAGCCGGTGGAGATAGATACATCCAAGACGAGGGGTTACTTCAAGTTCTACGACTGGACTGCGATGAAGCTGGTTAAACGCCCACCTCTTTCCGTTGGCGTGGAGATAGCCGAGAAATCGGAGCTGGGGGAGATGCGTAACATCAACCCGTTATTCGCCGCTAGGTACGTGTACGATACACGGGAGACTTCAGCCATAAGTCCTTATTCAACGTCAACCTCCGAGCTTGATGACGAGGACTCGAAGAAGGTAGAGTATGACATGATGGTGGAATGTTACGTGTACAAGGACAAGGTAAAGTTCGTTAACTCTTACATGGACCCGGTGTCCGGCGTGAAGACGTACTGGACATCTCACGAGCTTTCCATGTCGTTATCGAACACTAGTTTCTCGAAGGCTTACTTGAAATCTTTCAAGACTAGGTCATTTGACGCTAATGACACGAGCTTTCACTCGGAGGGGGTTATAGCGTTCACCGGCACGAATGATAATTACCTCGACCCCGCGGGGAGGGGGTATTTCACTCACTTCAAGACGAACGATGATGCTATCGACGTGGTGGGTGACATGTTCATAAACAAGAACGACGGTGGTGACATCAACAAGAACGGTGATCAAGTATACTATGCAAGGACTCACGGCGCCCCGGGAAGTAATAACGGGCAGTTGATGCTGTTCGAGTACAACAAGAACGACAACTCCATTTCAGAGATTCAAGGGTTCGTGGGGGATGGGGACCAGCTAGAGGGAGGTTTCTGCATGTCAGATTCCGGGAAACAGGTGTACGTGGTGTACAAGAGCGAGTTCGCTTACAGCTCGGAATACGGGAAAGGTGGAACGTTCACTCAAGTTAAACTGAATGACTTCATAACCATCATAAGCAAGCCAAGGGGGGTGAAGATCATATGTGACTCGGACGGTAGCGTGGTATACATATCTTGTAACCAGAACTTCGATACCGAGAACAAGTACACTCTTGTATCCGAGAATTACGGGAAGAACTTCACCACGGTATCCACCTCCCTCGTCAACGAGTTCATGTGTTGCTCTTCTAACGGCAAGTTCTTCGCTATCGCTGGCAAGACCGTTGACACCATATATTACTCGAAAGATTCCGGGAAAACGATGTCAAAAGTTACCCCCCAGTACGTGAGTGACCCGCAGAACTATCAAGTGACCGGGATGTCAATGTCCCCTGACGGCAGGACGTTCTACGTGACGGCTATCAACGGTAACACCGCTTACCTCTTCGCCTCCCAGAATTACGGGTTGTCGATAACCAAGATAAACAACTACTCTCACGAGGGAGTGGTTGGGGCGTCAGTTTCTTACGTGCGTGGATCGTACTCGAACGAGACGTTGAACGAGATCAGTAACGCCACCTCCGCCGTGAACGTGACGGTTAACACCGGTAACGAACGCGTGGAGAAGATAGAGATACTCATGAAGACGGGGGCGGGAATGTACAAGGTGAAAACCGTTGACAAGAAGAAGCTGGGGCTTGAAGATAACGTGGATTACACTTACAAGTTCTCTTACTCCGGCAACTACCCCCTCGTTCCAATGAAGGATGTGAACAAGCTGTTCGATAACGTTCCCCTGATGGCTAGAAGCTGCATGATCATACAGAACTCCCTGTTGTTCGGGGGATACGTTGATGGTTTTGACATTGATACCGACGTGTCGCTAGAGGTGAAGGTGAACAACACCCCCACCACTTCCACCACGTACTCGCTTAAAACGGGTACCACTCAAGGGTACGGGATCATCTTCATGGATGACTTCGGTAGGTGTTCCCCGGTTCTGGCTCCCGTTGACGTTACCGTGCCTAGGATAAACGCTGACGCCGCTAATATCGGGAGGGTGGCTACCGTGACGGTGAGGGGGAAGGCCCCGTCTTGGGCGACCAAGTTCAAGTTCGCCAGACGTAACCCGAAGGTGTTATTCGACGTGATCGACGGGTTCGATAACGCTTACGTGATAAACGGGAAGTTTTACCTAGAGATAACATCCATGCCGTGGATAGTCCCCACCCCCGGCGACAAGCTGGAACTGGTATCCGAGATGGAGACGATAGCCACCGAGGTATCCACGAAAGGTTACATATTCGAGGTGAAAGACAAGGTGATCGTGCAGGGAGAACCGGGAAAATTATCTGTAACGCTGTCAGACGGTACCAAGGTTGACATGGGAGACCCTGACAAGGTGGACGTTCCCAACGGTCGTTACTTGATCATAGAACCCTCAGCCAAGGAAGGGTACACGGAAGACGACATACTCAAGAAGGAATCGAGATGGACCACGTCCGTTTTCTACCTTATCATGTACGAGACCAAGGACGATACCGTGGTTTATCAAGAGATACCTGGCATTCATGACGTGGCGGCGGGACTTGCCGGTTCCTACGTCCTAGACAGTGACGGGGACGTGATGATTACCACCGGTCCGGCACGAGAGATAAACAAGTTCTCTAACGGGACGTTGTTCACCACTCTGGGAAGACCGAACGCCATATCGGATAATTACAGCCGGGAGGACAGGTACGCGTCTCTTACCGTGTCAGAGCCGTACGTGGAGGACACGAAAGATAACGGTCTAGCCTCGTTCAACCAGTCCCTGATCAATTACACTGATCTTTCCAAGAAATACGGCGAGATAGTGAAGATTGATGACATAGGTTCCGATATAGACGTGTACCAGAGGAACAAGTGCAGCCGGGTGATGTACAAGAAGAATATACTTAATTCCGCCACCGGTAGCCCGATCGTTGCTAAGTCGGAAGACACTTTCGGCGAGCAACAAGAGTACGCCGAGGATTACGGGATGTCTCACTACGAGACCTATTCACGTTACGGAAACTCCCGGTTCTTCGTTGACACGAACACGGGTCAGGTGATACGGAAAAGTATCAACGGGTTGTTCCCCGTCAGTTCTTACGGCATGCTTAACTATTTCCACGACAAGTTAACCACGAGCGGGGTGAAGTGTGGCGCTTACGATCCAAAGACATCCTCGTACATCGTGGGGATGAAAGATTGTTGCGTGAACTTCATGGAGCCGGTTGACGGGTGGACGTCATTCTACGACATGGCGCCTGACCTCATGGCAAGAGCCGGCGCTTACTGTTTCTCCACGAGGGATACCATCATAAGAAGGATGGGAGGGGAACCGGGATACCAGAACCTGTTACTGGGCAAGACCGTCACGAGCAAGATTCACATGGTGAACAACGAGTACATGGATTCAAACAAGGTGTATAACAGTATCGTAATGGAATCCAACACCCCACCCTCCACCACCACGTTCAAGACGTTTGACTTGGAGAGAACGATAGATCAATCTTACTTCAAGAAGAAGGAGAACTTGCTAGAATCGTTCATCCCGAAGGCGGAAGGAACGTCGCAACCCGTGCTACTTTTCGTTGCCGCCGGTGACGAGGAAGGGCTGAAAACGTTCAGGACGTACACGGCCTCGCTGGTGTATTCCGGCATGGACGTGTTCAGGGACGGGGAGGTGGTAACGTCTATCGAGGTGGTTAGAGATGACGAGGTGACGCTAGCCGACCCGGTGGATGTCAACGAGGGACAGGTACTGTACGTTAAAGTTGATGACGGGGTTAACGGTGACGCTATCAGGGGAAAATATCTCGAAATAATTTCGTACTTTAGCGTTGATAAAGAGAAGTTACTCGTTAAATCAATACAACTTGATATAGATGAATCGAAAATTTAAAATCAGGAATTACGAACCGACAGATCATGCCATGATAAGTGAATGGTGGGAAGAGTGGGGGTGGAAGCCAGTACCCCCTCGCTTCCTTCCATGCGGGTATATCGTGGAAGACGATGAAGGCCCGTTGTACGTGGCTTTCGTGTACATGACCGGGACGGGAATATGCTGGCTAGAATGGTTATTAACAAGCAAGAAGATTGACGTCTCCCGGAAGAGGGGGGCGAAGGAGTTCTTGATTGGCAAATTGGAATCCATGCTGCGGGCAACGGGCGTGGAAGCGATATTCACCACTTCCAACGACGCCGGTCTAGTGAACGGCCTCAAGAAATGTGGTTTCGAGATTAGTGACACGAACATGGTTCAAATGATTAAAATTTTAAAGTGATGGCAGCAGCGACATCTATCATCCTCGCCGGAACGGCGCTAGCATCAACGGGTTTAGGGGTAGCCAAGTCCGTGAAAGAGGCGAAACAGGCGAAGGAGGCGAAGAAAAACATTGACAATTACCAGCGCCAGGAGATAAACTTCGAGAACTATCTCATGGCGGTAGACGCACCAACCGACCAGTACGTTCAACAGTTGAAGAGGGTACAGCAAGAGTCGGCTAACTATTCGGAACAGGCATCCTCGGCCGGGGCGAGGGGGTTGTCTTTACTTCCCGGCATACAGGAGCAAACTTACGCTCAAGAGGAACAACTGGCGGCTAACTTCCAGAACCAGTTGTACGAGTTACAGAAACAGCAAGCTATCATGGCGGCTGAACAGGAGAACAGGGAGTTCCAGGCTAGAGAGAATCGTGAACAACGGGAGCTTGCCGGGTACGGTGCCTTGTACGAGGCAGGAAGACAGGGGCAATACTCCGGGATGGCGGAAGCTCTGGGAGGTGTTCAAGCGATAGCCGGCATGGCATCAGGATGGAACCTTGGAGGCGGGGGAACGACCACCACGATGCCCACCCCCACCAGCCAGCTTAACTCGGCGGAGACGGTAATGAACAGGAACGTGGCTACTAGCTCGTTAACCGACATGGCGGGTAACAGTTACGGTTACAATCAAGGGGTAGGTTACACCACCATCCCCCAGACGCAGGCGTTGAAATTACCAACTTACGATTACAAGAAGATATAACATGGCAAATCAATATACAGGAGAGGCGTACATGGGCGTGAATCCTGTCGAGGCTGATTTCGGTCAGGTTGGCATGAACGCCCTTAACATCGACATGGCGTTGCGTGCCGCAGGTCTTGAACAGGAGAAACTGTACGCCAAGCAAGCGAAAGAGGCGCAGCAAAAGCTAGAGACCGACTTGAAGGATTTCGACAAGCTGGCCACGGAGGCTTTGAACTTGCAACCACAAGCCTTTGACCAGCAAGGGGTGGCTATCCTCATGGAACACACGCAACAAGAGATAGCCGACATGAGAAGGGAGCTAGCGAACCCGCTTATCACCCCCACCCGTAAATCGGAGATCATGGTCAAGATCGGTGACATGAAGAACAAGGCAGCGTCTTACACGAACCAGATGAAGAGTTTCCAGACTTTCCTCGAAGGGTTATCCAAGACTGGGAAGGGGGGAATCGATGACGTGATGAACGTGGGGTTGATCGGTGCGTTGAACGAGGCTATATTACTTGCCGGGAAGGAAGGGGTCAAGAGCAAGGGTAACGGTATTTACAGCCTGGGAGGCATGATCGACATGTACTACGCGAACGGGATGCTGAACTTCACCATGTACGACAAGAACGGCGAGGCTCTCGCTACCGGTTCACCGGCTGAGTTACAGGCCAAGTTGAGCGGTAGACTGAAACCGTTCGTGGACCTTGACGGGTTGATGGATAACTCTATTAAACAGATAGGTGATTCGGTGGTTAGAAGTTTCCAGAGAACCCCTGACGGTAATATACTCAATATAGAGTCCACCAATCTTAACAATATCAAGCAAAGAGCGGGTGATTACTGGGAGGCAACATTCCGTAATAATTACGAAACTAATCCTTACATGCAGAAAGGTGCCACGATAGGGTTGTGGGACACTCCCGAGCAAGCCAAGGCTTATTTCGTTGATCGTGTGGCTATGGCGGCAGACCAGAACGTGAAACAATCGTTACAGAAAGACCCGAACTACGTTAGCTACTCGGAGAGTAGGAAGATGGAGAATGTTGACGTGGCTCTTGATTACATACAGAGAGCGCTTAACGGAGAGAAAGATGCCATTCAAAGGTTCGTTGGTACTAAATCTATATCTTACGTGAACAAGGATGGCGAGAACGTGAAAGCTCAACTCGAAGGCATATCTTCCGCAGGTGATGTAACGACGTTACATTTCGTTAGCGAGGGTAAGAAACGACAAGGTCAAGCGTCATCTAAATTTGATCAAGGTTTTGACATTAGCTTCAAGATGGATGATCCTGAATCTGTCAAACAAGCCACTTTATACCTCAAGGACTACTGGAACGGGGGCGCTCAATCTGGCGAGAAGTTACTCGACTCTGACATATTGAACGGGTTTAATTTTAACGTGTCTCCCAGGGTGATCGGTAAACGTGTTAACGAGTCTGGCGATATAGAGAATGATCCGGTAATATCTCCTTATATAGAGAGGATACGCTCTATATCTAACGACATAATAGAGGGGAAGAATAAGGGGACATCAACCAAGGAAAGTATCAGGGAAACACTGCAAGAAATGATTAATAGCGGTGCGCTTCAAGGTAACGTCAGGACGGATGACTTGTTCTTTTGGAGGGGACAGGATTTAGTGCTTGAAGACAGGGAAGGTAACGAGGTGTTCGCTATACGGTACAATGATCCAGAGAAGTTCGCCGGGAAGATAATTAACGAACTTGGGAAGATTACCTCGATGGCCACTTCAACTGGTGGTCCAAGAGTGAATAACCCCCAGTTCTTGATCGGGGCTAGAAGAGGCGGAAATCAAACTAGTAGAAGCGTCACGGTTAGAAGTAATAACGGATCGAGAGGACTTCCTTCTTTCGGTCAAAACTAGAGCATCATGAATGACGGTAGAAAGGTAGACAAGACATTATACAAGGATATACTGTTAGACTTCGCCAACGATCAAGGTATTGACACGTCTAACGTCACCGATGATTACGTGAACAGCGCATGGGAAGGGACGGGGGGAGACCCCACCAAGCTCATGAAGACGCTGGCTAAATCAATAGGTTTTCCAGAGGGGTCCGTTAACGACAAGTACATGGAGAAGTTGTATGACAATTACGATGTCATAGACCCGAAGTACATGAAGTCAACGTACGGGTACTTCACCCCCGACGAGCGCAAGTTGTTCCTTCCGGAGAACGCAGACGAAAGGCAAGAATTCAGGCTGGAAACGTCTCTAGGCGCCCTTGATGATTATTACAAGTCTCAGGGGGAGCTGACCCCGTTCCAGAAGGAGAGGATGTTCTCTAGTCGTGTCCAGAGACGGATTGATGAAGCCGGGGGAACGAACAACGAGATAAACGATTACGCTAAAAGACTGGCTAGTAACCTTGGCATGGTGTACGACCCGGAACGGAAGACTTACGTGGTACCGGGGGAGGAGCGAGCCAAGTACCAGTTGTTGCTTAACGAGACGTACCTTGATCCCAACGAGGTGGAGAGGATGAATCCCACCATCTCCGACATGAAGAAACAGAACGAAGAGATATACAAGCTAGCCGAGGCCGAAAGTGACAGGTACTGGGATCGCAGGGAGAAAGACCGAAAGGAGAATGTATGGAAGTCCATGACGTACGATCCCCTCGCCATATCAGGAGAGAACATGAGGGAATTCGGGGAGGCGAACGCTTCCTTGATATTAAGCGATAACACCCGAAAGACTCTCGAACTGGTGGAGAAGGTGGAAGAAGGAGGGGCGAACATGGCACTCGGTATCGGGGAGGGGTTGAAAGATTACGCCTCCAACTTGATATTGCTGAACCAGCGTCTCGGGCAGAACGAGAGAGTAAGGAACGTTAACCAGAGGCTTGAAGGAATTTACGAGGACGTGATGTCACGACACCCCGAGTGGAGGTACCGGGATCATCCCGTGTACTCCGACGGGGAAATGTTACCCCCCGACAGCGCTGCCGAGGTATCCGTGAAGCAAGGGTACATTAACGAGGAGGTAAGAAGGTTGATGGACGAGCAATTCTCTCAAGATGACATCAACTTGCTTAACGCGTTCCAGTTAAACATACAGGCTCAAGAAGAATTATCGAGAGCCACGAACACGTCGTTCAGGGTTGGTTACGGTATGGGACAATCGATAGGTTTCATGACCGAGTTCGCCCTTACTGGTGGTCTCGTCGGGCTGGGAAAGACCGCGATCAGGGGAGGGGCCACGATAGCTGGAAGGAAGATCGGTGCCAGCTCTCTAGTTAAATCATTGTCCAACTCCAAGATTGTTGACAGGGCGATAGATTTCAGTGGCAAGATCGTGTCTTCAAAAGCGGCTAACGTTGCCACTAAAGCTGTCGAGAAGGTAGCCGGGACGAGGGTAGGCAAAGCTGCCGGGAAATTCAGCACGTGGGCGGCTAAAAACTCTACTGAAGCTGCCGCTCAAACCCTAGTAAGCCCAACGTTCATGGCTAACGTTGCCAACGACATAACGAACGGGGTGGACGTTAAAACCGCCATATTTAACAATTTTGGTGACCAGTTCGTGGAGAATTTCTCCGAGCGATTGTTCATGCCCGGGAAACCGGTGAACACCATCAGGGAATCCATGAACAAGAGCGCTCTTAGGCGTGGTCTTGACCAGATCATGTACCGTGGAGGTTTCGCCGGGTACGGGCATAGAGGATTCACGGGTTGGATAAAAGGTATGGCGGAGGAGATGCTAGAAGAGAAATTCGGTGACGTGGTGAGAGGATCGTGGACGGCGATAGACAGGGGAGAATCTGAATACTTGACTAGAGAGTTTATAAAACCGGATGATTTGGAGATGGTATACTCGATAGCGTTAATGTCTACCGGGTTGTCAGGATCGGGATGGATTGCTAACAAGGCTAGAAAAGCACCTCCCCGCACCGAGGAAATACGATTCCGTGCCAACAAGTACGGGAAGATGATCCCGTCCGAGTTAAGAGAACGGATAGATAACTTGATAGCTGACGGTGAACTTACCGTGGACACCAAGGTAGAAGACGCCACGAACGAGATAAACGGGGCCATAAACGGGCTGTATGACGAGTTCACGGCGGGTGGGGAGAAAGTTAAAGAGCAGAAGGATTTAGCCACTAACGCTTTGAATTACTTCAAGAACGCCGTGGAACTTGATTTGCGTGATCACCTGACGGGATTGCAAGACGCCATGAGTGATGCTAACTTCCAAGCGGAAGGAGAAAGGTTCATGTATCAAGGCAAGGAAGTGCAAGCTACTGATACAACGGTACAAGAGGAGGGGAAGGTAGAGGTGGAGGACGCCGGGGGAAACCGTGTTATCGTTGATTATAACGACCTAACCCCCATCCAAGAGCAGGTGCAAGAAGAAACAGAAGTAGAACAACAAAATAACATAGATAATGCCAGCGAAACTAGAGAGGTGCGTTCGGAAAGTGAAGGCACAGAACAACAAGTCAGGGAAGAAAGTGAACCCGTGGGCGGTGTGTCAGAAGTGAACGGGACTGAAAGTACACAAGAACAGCAAGAAGAAAAAGTAAGCCAGACCCCCACCCTCGACAAGCTGCCCATGCAGTTAGCCAAAGACTACTACGAGAAGTACAAGGACGAGGGCATCGCTCCTAAAGAACTCGCGTGGGAAGAGGTGAAGAAGAGTGACGAGTGGAAGTCGTTGACCAAGGAAGAGAAGAAGATGGCCGAGGAAGAATTCAACGATAACCACGAGGAGATATTCGGGGACGAGGTAACTCCTTACATACGAGAAACACCGTACAAGATCAACAAGAAACCGGTAACCACCAAGGAGGCCACCGCACGATTGAGGAACAAGGTTCGACAGCTCGGTATCGGCGCTTACAGGAAGGGGGCGGGTGATCTCACCAGCCGTCTCAAGAAGATTCGTGGCGTGATCAGGGAGGGACAGGACCTGTTAACCCCCGCCCAGTACCGGAAGATAATGTCCAAGCTGGCGGGAGGTATAAAGACGCAGGCCAAGTACCAGAATCTCGTTAACGAGGTGGAGAGGATGATTAACGAGCAACAACAGAAGGTGACGAGGGAAGAGCGTGGTAACGACGTGAAGAAAGCTAAACGGGCTGTTAGACGCTCGAACATGACCAAGGCGAAGAAACAGCAATTACTAGATTTCCTTGACACCCCCACGGGCAAGATGACGCCGGGAGACCTCGACTTGTTCAACAACGTGGTTGCAGATATACAGGAGGGGAGATTCTCCGAGCTAACGGAATACCTCGTGGACATCTACAAGGTTGAAGAGGGGGAGGAGAAGAACAAGCTGACGCCGGAGTCGGTTGACAGGTTCCTTCAAAACGTCGACAAGAGGATAGCAAAGATGTCTAACGAGCTGGACGAGGCGTCGTTCAAGGACATGAACAGTTACCTGCGGTCCATAAACAACATCCGTAACAAGGCGTTCAGGCTGTACGAGAACGATCAAATATCCGAGAATGACTTGCAGTCCATCTCCGAGAAGATCGACAATTTCATGACCGGGGAGAAGGGATTCGAGAAGATGAACAAGAAGGTGCGGGACAACGTGGAAGAGATGGTGGGGATGGAACTGGAAGACGCTTACCAGATGTACCCGATGGGAACTACCCCCCTCTCCGTGACGGTGTCCAGCATACTTTCCAACTCCGAGTACATACCAACGTTAACGAACTTCCAGCTTAACAGGCTCTACAACGCCCTGTACAACTTGAACAACGGTTACATCACCCGTGAACTGGTGCAGGCGCAGGAGGACCTCGCCCGCCACGACATGTTCGAGTCGTTCAAGAACGAGATCGACCCGAAACTGGACGCCCTGGTTAACAGTAACAAGATGGAGAAGTGGAGGGATCGTGCTTACAAGTTGCAGAAGTCTCTCGACATTCGTGACCTGAACACGGCGGAGTACATGCTGTGGGACAACTACTCCACCCCCATATATGACAACATAGTTTCCAAGTACATAGAACCCGCTACCATACAGGCTCACGTGGCTCAAGCGAGGATGTTGAAACCGTGGGCGGCGGCGATCGAGGAGTTCAGCAAGTATTACGTTCTCCCCGTTGGAGTTTTAAACACGAGGGGACGTACCATGATGGACCTCGCCGGGATGCTCATGATAGAGAATAACTACCAGAAGAACGACCTGGTCGGGAAGGAGGGGGTATCCAAGCTGAATCACTCGTGGTTCCTGACCGTCAAGAACGACATCGCCAACAGGGACGCCGTGGAGACGAGAAGGATCAACAACGCCACCGAGCTATTCGTGCTTAACGAGGACGGTTCGGTTAACATCGACAAGACGATTGACTCCCTCCCCGCCCGTGACGCAAAGGCCGTGAGGACGCTTATCAACGCAGCACGCCAGATATTCGACGGCGAGTTAAGGGACATGAACATCGCTAGCGCCGCCTTCCGTGGGTACGACACCGGGTTTGATCAAGTTGATTACGCCCCCCGCCAATCCACCGGTGGTAGCACTGACATACAGGCCATAGAGACCATACAGGAGATGGCAAACGAGAACTGGGGTGGTCAACTACCGGCGGCACACGCCATACATTCGAGGAGGGGAGGTATCCACAAGGTGAATTTTGACATCGCCTCGATGGTCACTCGCTCGATAGAGGAAGCCACGATGGAGTTCAACGTGGTACACCCGTACAACGCCGTGGTAAAGGCTTTCAAGGACAGGATGAACAGGCCGGGAACTAACAAGGACGAGAAGATGGTATTAAACGCATACGTCAACACGATAAAGGATCGTATAATATCCACCTATCACCTTGATAATTTCCACAACCGCACGAACAACAACTGGAACAAGTTTAACAAGTACATAAGTAGCGCCGCCCGTACCGCCTTGCTCGTGAACCCTGCCAAGATGGCAACCGAGATAGTGACCAACGTGGGGGGAGCGATCATAAGTGACGGGATCAGCGTTAATCCAGTGACGATGGTCAAGAACATCCAGCAGCAGCAAGCCATGAGAGACATGTACGAGTTTTATTCCGTTCCTGACGCCGAGATGATGTCCAAGTATAGCGAGCTTACACGTGACGCTTACGGGAAGAAAACCGGGAAGAACGCCAAGATAATAGACGCTTGGATCAGGTTCCCGGACCTTATCACTTCTTCCAACATGTACATCAAGATATTCAATAACAGGTTCAACGAGCTTAACGGTTCCGGGCTTGATATTGACAGGTGGCAAAAGGATGACAAGTACCGCAGGGATATAGCCAAGGATTTCAGGAACGCCCACCGTGATGCCATGAAGAGAACGCAGGAATCGTTCAACACCGTGGCCCCGGTGTCGCAAGCGTCCAAGACCCGGTTGACCCCGTGGAGCAAGAACATATCCCGTGACGAGGTGCTAGGTAGGTGGGTTGGATTCATGATGTCCTACTCCATAAAGGAAGTCGAGATGATGAAGGTGGGGTGGGGACGAATGGTACAGGGAGCCAACCAGAACAACTCGAAGATGTTCCTTGACGGTCTCGGGATGCTTACCAGCCGGTTCACTCGTAGTATAGCGTACAACCTTACCAAGCCGTTGATAGGTGCTTACCTCTCCTCCCTCGCTTTCGGTGGGGACGATGACGATTCGGTATGGGATGTCATGCAGGAGAGAACGTTGAAGAGTGGTGCCATCGGTCTAGCTGGTATATTCCTAGGGAGGTACGGTACAGTCGCTGACATGGCGGCATCGTTCATACTGGGTGGTGTCAAGTTTGCAGAACAGATAGGGGCCATAGATGAAGAGACGTTCGAGGGCATAACCAAGATCGCCGGATGGGCTACTTACGCTAGACCGCAGAACCCGTATAACATCAAGCTGGGAGAGTTGTTCGAGGAAGTGTTACCGGCTATCGGTATATTCATGAACGCCATCGGTGATAACACCAGCATGGCATGGAAGATATACGATCGTGCGGAACATAACGAGCCTCTAACGGACTCGGAAGAAGAGTTCCTCCGGGCGTGCGGGGCGTTCTTCGAGCTGATGACTTTCATCGTGCCTAACGTGTTCACGGCCAACCTTAGAACCATACTCAAGGACGGTGCCAATTACAAGCGCCGGCAGGAGGCTAACAAGGAACGTGAGAGTAACACTAGGAAAGCGTTTAAAAGTAGCGGATTAGCTTTTTAAGAGAGAAACATTTTGTATATTTATGACGTAAATAAAAGCGTATGGCTAGGAACACTAAAACGACATCAGTTCGCAGACCCATAATGAGGCCAGCAACTGCATCAAGAAAGATTACATGGGATGGCAAACCTAGAAGAAGTAGCAAGAAGAAATGAAATCTACGGTTAGACTTATAAAATTGGCCCCGATCCTGTTAAACATGTATGTAGCGATAGTTCTTACGCTATCACTCATGGATGTGGAGGTGGTGTCTTTTGATTATGTTTTAGGACATTCCGTTTACGTGGACATTATGCTATGGCATTTGTCGAAACGATTTAGATTTTGTTCATGGCACAGGGTATTAATAACCAACTTACTAATACAATGTGGCGTACAATTAATTGATGTATTATCAAATTACACAATTGAGTTCTGGACATTATTGAGTATTGCTTCGGTATCTGTTGTAGTATCAGCCGTAACTTCAATCATTTTATATTTCAAACATGGCTGTTGTAAAATTGACTAATCTAAGTAGATTGTTCAGGCACTTCGCCGACATGATTGATAATGGTTATTGTGACAACATCACCGAGGATGATATAGATGCAATGACCGAGGTACTTAAACCATACCTCAACGTTAAAGTAAATTATGAGCAAGCGAAGAAGATCACTGGTAAGACTGACAGTGCGTTTAACAGTAAAATATCAAGATGTGGACTCAAGCCAACGAAAGAAAGGCTTTATCGCTACATTGACATGCTTAAAATCAAACACAAGAAAGTTTGAGTGGATAGTTAGCTTTATATTGGTAGTTATCAAGTATGCCCACCCCCACCAAGGGTGGGTATCTTTTTTATTTCCCGATATGTAGAATGTGAATATCGGCTGATTATCAGGCGAGGTCGGGATTCCGACCACGGGCGTAGTGAAACACGACGTATCGTGATTATCAATTAGTTGCCATAACTTCTCGTTAACATGGTTTTATAATCTATTGTTACAAAGTTATTTACCAATCATGAAAATGTATGTACATAAAAACTTATGGAAAAATAATTTTAAAAACAATAGTATCTATATTTGAATGTCTATCCATGTTATTTTAACTAATTTTAGCTTTTACTGATTATCAACAAGTTACGATAAAAACGGGAATTCCTGTTTTTATAAAACGCTATGATTCAAATAGTAACATCATGGTTATTTTTTTGATATAAAATTTTACTAAATAAAAATTCATGGAATACATTTTTATCAACAATAAAATATATACAGATATATTGTTTTTATAAATATTATTTGTATATTTGCAAAGTCAAATTTAATTTTAATATCATGGAAATAAATGAAATTATTACTGAAATGTGGCATAGAGTCCGCATAAGTGAAGACAAAAATTACGTGCGAAGTTCTGATATTTGCAATATAATAAACAGGATTCGTATAGAAGAGAACAAATCAGTATTTAACGCCACTCAATGGTTGAATTCTAATCCCGTGAAAGAATTAATATCTACTCTTAAAGAAGAGAGAGTGATAAAGAAAGGCAAGGGAAGAGGAGCCGCCACGTGGTTACATCCTGTACTTGCGATCGAGATGCTTATGATGGGTGGGGGTCCAAAAGCTAAATTGTGGGTGTTTGAAAATTCTAATATATTATCAAAATTAAAATAGTATGAACGAGATTATTAAAATTACAGAAGTAGACGGAAGACAGGTTGTATCAGCTAGAGAATTGTATGCTTTCTTAGATATACAGACACCGTTTACAATGTGGGCGGAAAGAATGTTCGAGTATGGATTCTCGGAAAACATTGATTACGTGAGTTTATCACAAAAAAGTGAAAAACCTCAAGGCGGTAGACCTCAACTAGATTATGCGTTAACTATTGATTGTGCCAAAGAAATATCCATGATCCAGCGCAACGAGAAGGGGAAACAGGCTCGTCAATATTTCATCGAGGCGGAGAAGAAATTCAGGGCAATGCAACTGGGTGGGGGAGGCTTCCAGATTCCTCAATCCTTCTCTGAGGCATTGATGCTTGCGGCTAAACAGGCAGAAGAGATAGAGAAACAACAAAAACAACTGAAAGAACAAGCCCCTAAGGTATTATTTTCCGATGCGGTAGCCACTTCAACTAAATCATGTTTGATTCGTGAACTAGCTAAGTTGATCAAGCAAAATGGCGTGGACACTGGAGAGAACAGGCTATACGCATGGTTGAGAAATAACGGGTACTTGTGCAAGTTCGGTGAATCATACAACCAACCCACCCAAAAAGCGATGGAGATGGGATTATTTGAGATCAAGAAGACATCTATCACCAAGCCTTCTGGTGATATTCTAGTTACTACGACCACGAAAGTAACGGGGAAGGGTCAGATTTATTTCGTGAATAAATTTCTAAATAGGAAATGATACCATGAAAGCGCTAACGATTAAACAGCCGTGGGCATCGTTGATAGTCCACGGGATTAAAGACATCGAGAACCGGACGTGGAGAACGGATTATCGTGGCCCGTTATTGATTCATGCCTCCAAGACGATATACGGTGGCAACCTGAAAGGGTTTCTCAATAAAGAACAGTTGGAAGCGGTAGGAGAAGGGTACGATGAAGTGGTGAGAGAGCAATTGACTCACGTGGGAGCTATCATCGGGAGGGTTGATATTGTTGATTGCGTGGTAGACCACGAGTCGGTGTGGGCAGAACATGATGAAGACTTCTTGAACGAGGTCGCCCCCCTCTACCCGTGTAGACCAAAGCGTACCGTGTACAACTGGGTACTTGCTAACCCGGTACAATTTGTGAAACCAATACCATGTTCCGGCAAGTTATCATTGTGGGATTTCCCAATAGAGAGATATGAAAAAATTTGAATACAAGAGGATATATCATGAGGTTGGTTACAGAGAGCTAGATATGATAGGAGAAGCGGGGTCGGAACTAGTGGCTGTCGAGCCATCCAAGACTGACACCCCTCCCACCCTGTGGTTCAAGAGAGAGAAACAAGAAGTTAGATATGAAAACGTGGTAAGTTATGGTGGATTTCAGAAATGAGATAGTAAGGAACATGAAACAAAGGGTAAGGACACCGGAGTTTCTTAACAGGGTGATCAAGGTGTACGACTTCACCACCCTGTTCTCAAGGTTAATGATGTACCGAAGGGCCAAGAGTTCACTGGTACAACCGAAAAAGGAGGGGGAGGAAGAGACGACGTACAACATGTATAATTCCATGTTCATAAGAATCAAGGAAAATAACAAGTTGAACGACAGGAAGATGAAAAGAATACTCAAACGATTCTACAACATCTCCCCCACCTCCACCGTCGAGGTGATGCACACCTGCATGGAGTACCTGTCATCCCTTGACGGTACAATACCTAGAGAGTTGTTCGAGGAGAACCTGGACAAGAGGAAATACGTTGATCAATACTTCAATAAAATAGAGGAATTCATAAACGAGAAATAAAGTTAGATAGTAGTAAATTGTTAATTTGTTGCACCTGGTTACTTGATAGCCAGGTGTTTTCGTTTAAAATGCAAAGTGATTGAACCCCTACACGCCTTCCCGTAACTTTATCGAGATAAAATATTCGTTTAACCAAAAACTCATTTTTATGGGAAGTGAAAAGATTTTCATGTTCGGGGAGCCTAGCTGCGGTTGCGGTGGTGGTTCCAAGGCTGATCTCACCGCCATCTTGCCGGCGCTGATGAACAACAACAAGGGTATCGACCCGGGAATCCTGGCCATGCTAGGTGATCGTAACCGTGACGGTTTCGGTGGTAACGACTTCTTCGCTATCTTGTTATTATTCATCCTGATGGGATGGGGTGGCAACGGTAACGGGCTATTCGGAAACCGTGGTGGTGTTGGGGGTGAGGGATTGAACATCCTGAACAACGACTCGACACGTGAATTGTTGATGTCAGCTATCCAAGGTAACGGGAACGCAATCAGCCAGTTGTCAACTCAACTAGGATGCTCTATCGGTCAAGTTCAGGAAGGTATCAACACCTTGAACATGAGCTTGTGCAACGTGGGCAACCAGGTTGGTATGAGCGGGCAACAGATCATCAACGCAATTCAATCTGGAAACTGCACGTTGGCAAACCAGATCGCCTCATGTTGCTGCGATGTTCGTACCGCTATCGAGCGTCAAGGTTACGAGAGCCAGCTAGCGACCGTGAACCAGACGAACACGTTGCAGAACACGATGAACCAAAACTTCATCGCTTTGAACAATGCAGAGCGTGATAATTTCCAAATGCTTGGTGCTAAGATAGATAGCCAAACTTCTTTGATCCAAGATAAATTCTGTCAACTTGAAATGCGTGAGATGCAGTCAAAAATTGATGCGTTGCGTCAAGAGAACAGTAACTTGGCATTGGCCGCTTCGCAGCAAGCACAAACGGCTAATATCGTTAGCCAGTTGAAGGCACCGTGTCCAGTTCCCAGCTACATAGTGCCGAATCCAAATTGTTGCTATTCAGCACCTTACGGATATGGATACCCGTATGGGGCGGCTTATAACAACGATGGATGTGGTTGTGGTTGCTAATCATGATCGATTGAACTAGAGTTCTTTGACTTGTTGATAAGATTTTCGTAATCGGATAAGAAGTACCATTTGTATCCTTTGTGGTGAGGTCTTTCTCCCCTACATACCGCAGACACTTTGCTTTCGCAAAACCCATCATCTTTTGCTGATCTACACGATTTGTAAAATTTGATTTCTTCGGCATTTTTGGGATTAATCCTAATTACAACTTTAGAATTTATTTCTTTTAATTTTGGATGGTTTTTCTTTGAAATGGAATTTCTCACCCTAGTAATAGGATTATTTTGGTTCATACGTCTTGTACACCATCTTAGATTAGATATTTTATTGTTCAATTTATCGCAATCTATATGGTCTACTTCTGGATATTCATGTTCATTTGGAATAAATGATATAGCCACTAATCTATGTATATAGAATTTTTGTTCTTTATTATTTTTCCATAATCTAACCATTCTATATCCAGAACTAACGGCACAAGGTGCTACTACATGTGGTTGTTGGTATCTAGTACCTAGATTGTTAGTTATTGATCTACCTAGAGATATTACTTTACCTAAACTAGATACCATGTAGTAACCTTCATACCCGGTTATATCCTTCCATATTTCACCTTCCAAGGTGATACTTTTTAAAAACTCGTCATTAGTCATTTTATCTGTTTTAAAGTGACTCTGGCAGTAAAAAAAAGAATGGGAAGGAGGCCAGAAAACTCCTTATCAACAAGTTAATTACTCTTGTCTATCCCGGTGCAAATGTAACAATTAATTTAAAATAAATTATGTACCCGATGAATTATTATTACGGACCTTATTTTAGAAGACCAGTACAGAGACTGGATCAAGGAGGAATTCCGGCGATAAGAAGTGTCGCCGTGACAACCGACGCTACTAACAGCGAGGTTATTTATAACATTAGTCCGTGTCAGTTTCGCTCCCTCCCCAAGACAGGGATACTGTTATTGAATATAGCTCATTCCCCGGCGGCTGGATCGGAAGGATACCCGGTTTCGATTGCCACTACTCCCGCTAATAGCACGACAACCACGTCATCCAAGACGCCGTTAATAAACGGTTCAGGAGACCAGATGTTATCTAGCGAGATAACGCAAGGGAATCGCTACTTGATCTTTTACGACAAGTGTAACGGCACGTTCCAGACTATTAACCACATAGTACCGCCAACGGCTGCCGCTAGCAACAGTGGAGAGTGATTGAACATTAAATTTAGAAACAATGCAATTCAAGGATTTACAGAAATCGTATCAAGTCTACATCCTGTACAAGGGAGAGAAAATTAGACACAAGATGGGGACGGTGGTGAGTATCGCCAACCCTAGGTTCCAACCGTTACAGCCGGGACAATTATCTTACCAGCAACCGCAGGACAAGATAGTTGACTTGGAAGTTTCAGTGGATGGAGTTAGTTCAACGTTCGTGGTGAGGGAGAACATGACGGTAGAAGTTAGAAATGACATTACCATATCGTGTGACAGGGACCCGATCCTTAACGAGATCAACGCCATCATGAGAAATAGTAATGACATTCTGAATAGCGTGGACAAGCACAAGTCCATACTGGAAGATTGCGAGCAAATAGTCAAGGATTTGAACCCCGTCCTTGCCGTTGACAAGAGTCGTGACGAGAAGATCGCCAACCTTGAAAAATCGGTAAGTGGCATTAATGACAGTATAGAGGGCTTGAAAGAGTTGATACTTGGATTGAATAAAAAAGAATAGACATGGTAAGAATAATTGGTTTCAATAGAGACGGTTACAACAAGGATATTCAGGAAGAAGAGTACCGGAGACGCCAGAGAGAGGACCGTAAACGCCAGATGATGGAGGAAGAAGAAAGAGAGAGACGTCGCAACAGACGTGATCGATACGAGGAAGATGATTACGACGATGATGACGATGATGACGAGGAATACGAACGTCGTGAACGGGAGAGAAGAAGACGCGAACGTGAAGAGGAAGAAGAGGAAATGGAGAGGGAGAGGAGACGCAAGCGCAAGAGAATGATGGAGGATGAAGATGACTTCACCCGCCCCGAGAACCGTTATGACAGGTACGATCGTTACGATGACGAGCCTGAAATGCGTCGTGGTAGAAGAAGACGGAGAATGTGATGGGAAGGGATCGTTATTATTTCAGTAGCAAGACGTTCGAGGATTACCTTGACGAGCATGGTCCTCACTTCTCCAAGAAGTTATGCGAGCTAGCTGTTAGCTGCATGGAGAACGCTGACGGTTCAAAGCACAGGTATTCCAAGGAGGAAGTCAAGGAACTTCTGAAAAGGAACGGGGTGACGGTAAAGAAGGCGAGCGAGTACGATTGTTGCTTCGTGGCCAACATGGCTTACGCCGATTTCTTTCCCGAGCCGTTGCGTAACGAGTTCGATATAGCGATGTACGTGAAAAAGTACATTGACGACCCGGACGGTTACGATGGGATAGCTTTTTCACGGTATCTTGCCGACTTGAAAAGAACGGGCAAGTATATTGACTGGGAAGAGATGATTTAAAAAAACAAGACCTATGGACAAGATCATGTATTTAATAGAACTACTCGATGACGAATGCAATTTTTACACCTGTCAGGCGGTAGTGGTAAGACTTAGAGATATGGTTTGTGAATGGGTCAGTTAAGCGAGAAAAGGAGTGGTTAATTCCACTCCTTCTTTTTTCTTGCCAGTTCCTCCCCCGCTTTTTTCGCCTTTTCTACCAGCGTTTCTTGAGAGAACCCGCTTGCCAGTATTCGAACGATAACCGGGAGGATGTTAGGATTCTCCGAGAAATAAGATGCTATGGCGGGGGCCATGTCTCCCAGCTTGAAATCCGAGAACACGGACGATCTTAATTCTTGGAATCCCTCGTCATCAACACTCTTCTCGAAAGACGTCACGAGTAAATACCCCACCCCCATCTCTTTCAGTTCACCTACCAGTTCCTGTAACTCTTTTAATTTTTTAGCTATTTCCTTTTCTTTTTCCATATTATTGCTGTTTAGTGATTAACAGGACCATGAGGTCCCCTATTATGTTGTTTATTATTTCCTTGGCGTCCATCCTCCCCCTCTTGTTGGAGACGGATTCTTGTATGGATGCAAGCCTGTCGTTAAACTCTATCATCAGGTTATTGTTCAAATCTATCGATTCTTGTAACCTGTCGATTTTATCTATAAGATCGTCCTCCCTCATGACCTGAAAGATTGCCCGGTGAACATTACCCTCTTGCAGCACGACTTGATTCTCTCTAGCGTCCTCTCGCCGTACCTGTCAATTATTCCCTTTGCACTAAGGTTGGTGGACACGAGAACGAGGTTGCCGTTCTGTTCCGCCCTGTCCATCAGCTCGGGGAAGGCGTGCCTCTCGTTGCCGTAAGTCATGATCTTGGATTCCATCCCCACGTCATCGAGGCAGACAATCTTCTTCTTCAACACGTCATCGAGGTTGTCTCCTATCGAGGTCATCGTGTAGTAGGATGCCACCTTCCCGTGTCTCTCGGCGAGGAGGGGGAATATGTCACGTATGAACACCGTCTTGCCCCTCCCGTAAGTCCCGTACAGGAATAATCCCCTTCCCTCGTTGTCAGACAACCATCCGGCAATCTCGTCATACTCGGGTATCCACTTGAAAGAACCTCCTATAAAGTGCGAGTAAGCGTTTTTAAGCCACTTTTCGCTCTCGGGTATAGAAATGTATATCCTCTTCTTGAAAATGGCTCCATGATTGTAAGAATAGCCTCTAGCGATTAATTCCCTGTCCATGATTAAAACCTCTCGTAAATGTTGTTCAATGACGGGTAGTATGGAATCCATACCTTGTCGAGCTTACCCTTCCAGTTCTTGACCTCTTTGCCGTTAGAATCTATCCACTTCCCCTCCACCTTGCCCTCGTACGTGGTCCTTATTTTCTTCACGGTCTGTGACGTGCATACCTTTCCCTTGTCGTTGAAATACTGGATTATTTCCTCGTCAGTCGGGATAGTGAACGCTGCCATTCTCTTCTTGCACCCGGCTATCCACCTCCTGAGGTTCTTCTCCACCAGTTCCTCGTTTTCCTCAATCAGTTTCCTCGTCTCTTCCGAAATCATGTCTCAACTTGTTATAGGTTTCACGAAAAGTCTTGTCGGTTAACATGAGCGATTCGAACTTGGCAATCGAGTGGTAGTAGTATTGTCTAGTCCTGCCCAGAATCTTGCAGGTCGTGTGCCTGTTATCGTACGAGTCATCGGCTAGCTTTATGAACGCTGTCACGGCACGCAGGACGGGCAACTCTGCCCTTCCCCCCGCCATCGCTTCCATCGTTGTAGCCCCGAAGGCACGGCAACAAGCGTTGAGCAAGTCCATCATCTTGTCGTACATGGATGGTTGTTTCTCGTTCTCGCCGTACATTATGTCTCCCACGTCTTGCTTGAAGTCATCGAACAGTATCTTGAAGTTCCCCTTCGGGTGCTTCATCACGTCCTTGTACAGTAATTCTATCCTGTCGTCTAGTTCTTTTATCATGTTATTTCAATCCACTTAACTCGTTCAACAAGTTTGAAAACTCTCTAGCGTACATCATGACGATCCTTTCCGGTTGATCTTTCGCCGATTTTAACCATTCCTGTCCAAGCGTGTCGCACAGCTTGCAGAATAACAGGGTGGCGTTGTTCAATGCAACGTTGGCGTTGATACCAGCCTCGTTAACCTTTCCTTTCCCGCCCCCACCTCCACCACTGAAGGATGAAGGTGCTGTCGGCACGATCTTCACCTTGAAGCTGTCCGGCCTGTTTCCCGGTTCTATCGTGTAGTCAACCGTCTCGCCCACCTTGAAGGCGCAGTTGTTACCTTGTTTCGTCATGTTTCCCCCCACGTCACCGTTCTCGAAACGGACGGTCCACGTGTGAAAAACACCTTGTTTCCCTACCCAGTCTTGTCCTTGGACGACGCTGGTTACTTTCGATTTCTTCTGTTCCATGTTAATAACCGAATGTTAGCTTGTCAATTAACTCTTGTAAATCTTCCGTCATGCCTTCTCTTTTAAAAGTTCGACGTATTTCTTGTAGAAGATGCAGTCCTCGCATTCTTGCTCGTCAGAACCGCACCCGCTTATTTCCTTGCTACAAAACGCCTTGAACACTCTCTTGACGTCTTCAACGCTAACGAACTCTTCCATTAGCTTATCTCCCCGTGCGATATGCAATATCCTTGTTCCATGAGGAATACAAGGTACTCGTGTTCTTTGGGGGATGGAGAACCTTCTTTCAGCAACACGTCCCTACCCTTGGCAGCGTACCCGTGTCTTCTGAGGTACGCCATTGCCGTGTACCTCTTGTTGCGTGTTTTCTTGTCTACCCTTAATTTTAAACCTCTTTTACCCATTTGCTTAATCTTTAAAACGTTCAACGTGTCTTCCAGATTTCCCGATAAACTTCAATATAACCTCGGCGTGCAAGTCTTCTTTCGCCTTGAACTTCATCTCTTCCCACGACGACAGGGTGACGGGTATCCTTCGTTCCTTCTTCCCGTTAATCTCGATGTACCAGATGTTGTCGTTATCTATCTCCCGGTCTATCGTGTGATGATACTTGCTGTAAGTTGACACCGATCGTGGCGATTCGGGCTTCCTCACCCCCGGTCTCTTATATTCTTTTTGTTTCATTGGCTATCTTGCACTTGAAAGGACAGTTCTCGCAAGACGTCTCGTTGGGAGAAATCTGGTCCCACCCCTGCAAGACCAGCGTGTTGTAAACTATGGCCGCTTCTCTCGCCATGTCTTGACACAATCCCAGTCTCTCCGCCGTGCAATCGAACCTGTAATCCCTAGTGTTAACTATGCCTTCCTTGTCAGGTCTAAGATCGGCCACGATGTAGAACACTTGCGGGTCCTTCATTGCGGCGTTCCAACCGTTGTAGAATAACTCCGGGTGTCTCCACTCGTTATACTTCCTTGTCTGGTGGTTTAACTTGAACGATCGGATGATATGATGGTGCATCAATCCCCTCACCTTGTTCACGAACCTTGGGTCACCCCAGCAAGATTCCGAACACTTGTCCGGGAAGGAGGGGGAGAAGTAAGTGCTATCAACGTTACTTGTCAGGTACAGGATCAGGGAGGATAGCACCCCCTTGTAGTTACACGGGAAAACGTCAAGAGTGTCCTCGAACCATACCTTTATCCCGTTGAAATCGTTCACGTAAGATATTAAGGGCATGTTGGAGTTCACGTCGTTAACTATCGTCCCTCCCCTGAATAACACGGATTTCCAGAACCTTCCCCTCTCCAGTATTCGTATCTCGTTCGTTGACTTGTCCCCGTTAGATAATCGTTTCATCCTGCACTGGCTGCCATCACCTGTTATGATGGACTTGAAATAATCCTTCATGGCCATCACCTCCCCGTTATCGTGCAGGACTATGGTCTTGTCAAGCAATCCCCTTATCTTCTTGGGACAGGCACGATGCGTGCTTATGATCTGGTCATCGCAAACGTGTATACCGAACTCCTTGAAGAGCCTAGGCGTCATTATCAACTGCTCCATGTCACTCTTCCTCCTTGTTAAAGAAACCACAGTTCTTGCCCACTAGCTCGTAATACACGTCAGTTTTGTCACGTCTCTCGCTAGCGTTACAGAACGGGACCTTGACGCAGCAATGATCGTTATAACCGGAGATGGAGGGGAAGAACCTCATGTCACATCTCAAGCACTTGTCGATATGATCCGACTTGTTGTACCTCTTCACCTTGAAGAGTATGCCCTTGCGTTTAATCACGCTCCCCACCGGGACGTGAGAGTTCCTGTAAGCGCTCCTTAACACGAAGAACAGGAATACCAGCAAGGCAATGGCTATTACAATGAATATAGTTATCATGTTTTCCATTTAGTTTAATTATAATACAAATATACGTACTTTATTTGACACGTGTAATGATATAGGTAAATACTATAAACTACTTGATATCATCTACTAGATTTATCTTTACATGAGACAACTTGTAGTCAAGAATGTCCCATGCTGCCTGAATATCAGGCTCTTTCTCGAACACTAGTTCCACGTTATCGTGCTTGAAAGAATTAAGGAACATGGTGGCGTGTCGAGCTATATTGGATATGTAGTTACTTTTCACTACGTAGTGGCACTTGAATTGCTCGCTGACGTAATTGCTGAAATCCTCCTCCTTGATCTGGAAGTAGGAGGCCATGCTTATGATCAGCACGAGGAGGGCGAGGGTGGTTGTCTCGTTCGAGTCGTCTATTCTCTTGTCGAAGAACCTCTTGACGGAGTAGAAGAACACCGTGTAATCGTGTCTCATGTCATCGTACAGGTCATCTAGCTGGGTGGTCAGGAAATCCCTGTACTCCCTCCCCACCTCCATGTACCTGTGGTTTATCCACATCCTGATGTTTCTTTTCAGCTCGTTGCAGTGGAACTTGTTTTTCTTCACGTGAAGGCCGCTTTTCTTGACGTGATCTTCCAGTTCCACGATGTAGTTTTCCATGATCTCGGCTAGAAAAGAAGTGAGGGTTAGATTGTAAACCCTCACGTTAATGTCTAGTTTCTCCTCGATCAGGGGGACCTTAATGAATGCCATACTCTGACAGTTGATCCCAGAACATCTCCTTGTACGTGTCGGAGTAAGCGGCGAATCCCTCCCCGGAGAAGTTGTAATGATGGTGTAACTCGGTAACGTGTATCTTCTCTCCCTCTACCGTCACGAACCCGTCAAGGTCGCACAGCACGGTTTGGATCGGGGCGTTACTCTCTTTCGCCTCCTTGATGGAGATGTAATCCTTTGGCCACACCTTAACCACGTCGAGGCCGTAGATGTCCGTGTTGCCGTTTCTAAGGCACAGCACGGTAACGAGGTATCTCTGGTCCATCAAGAAGTTGGTTACCCCGAATTTCTTGTTGCTTACGTTCCAGAACATTATCCCGTCGGAGGTGGGTAGGAGGGTACTCGTTGACAAGTCCCACACCCGGAACATTAATTTTCTCATGATCATTATTTTAGAAGTTTAAACTTGATGTAAAGATAAGAAATTATCCCCACTGATCGGCCATTGCGTCAGCAATACCTTGAAATGTCTTGCTCCTTAGTCTCTGCCTCTCTTCCTTTGGGAGAGAAATCGCATCGTAATACCATTTAGACATCTTTTTCCCACTTTTAGTTATCGCTATCTCCCCCTCACCCACGATGTTGGTGGGAGTCAACTTGGGAAGTCCCTTGAGCCATAAACAAGTCGCTTTCCGAGCCTCATGCCCGAACATGAAAGGTTGAACGATTTGATCGGGCTTCCTGTAACATGTACTCATGATTCCCACGGGATTCTCTATGGCGATCTTCTCGATGTCAGATTTGACGAATTCCATGAAAAATTTCTTGCCATCATCCCTGTCCTTGGCCCTGTTAGGGTATCTGGGGTGAGGTCTTCTCTGCTCTACTGGTAGCCCCTTGTCTTCCGGGTGATAGTACCATGAAGCACCGCTAGATGACAAGAAAGTGCATGGTGGGTGGGCAATCATCAAATCCCATTTATCTATCGTCACCTCCTGTCCCCCCTGCGTCTTGAACGTCCCGCCTTTCATCACTTCAAGAACGTCTCTCTTGATGTGGTATTCAGGATAACCGCCTGAACAATCTACTATATCACAACTGTAAGCGTTGTGTCCTTTCTTTCTAAAAGCGAGGCATACCGTTTGGCTTTCCTCGCAAGCTATTAAAACATTCATTTGTTATCTAGTAAGTCGTGTAAAAATTTTCTACCTTTCTCCGTCCACCGGGTCTGTATTTGTGTCCCCTGTTCCCCGTTAGCCATCATGTACGGGACGGACACGGTGTGAGTGTACCCGTTGCCTTGGTACTTGGCGTACAGTATCCACGCCCCACCCTGCCTGTATTGAACGCCCATCTTCGCCAGTCTAGCGTTTAACGTCTTGGCCGATAGACCGAACTCCTGCGCCACCTGGGTGGTGGTGTATGAACTCTTCGATGACATCGCCTTGTCGAAATACTCGACCTTGGGGGCGGCCTCTTTTATCGTCTCCGTGAGCAACGTTTTCTCTTGCTCTAGCATCTCGATTCTTTGTTCCCTTCTCTTGATAGTCTCTTGGGCGATCATGACTGCTCTAGCCATTATCTCTTCCGGGGTATCATTGTTACTAGTAGACATATAACCGCCATTCTTTCTTATAGCTGGTAAAACTTCTGATGTTACCCATTTACGGAAAGGCTTAACACGTGGAGATGAACTTTGCAATATCACGTCATAGAATCCAGATTCAGTAACAAAGTTTGCCATTGAATTACCAGTTATACCCTCACTAGAATTTAGGGCGTGTAAATCAATTAATTGCACATCGTCTTTGTCTAGCCTGTTTTTAACTTCACTAGGATTTGTCAATTCTAAAACCTTGCACAAGTCTGCTAAGCAAAACAACGGTTGATCATTTGTCCCGGTTACTCTTATTTCACCGAAACTTTCATTCTTAAAAATCTCAATAGAATTCATAACGTTTAATTTTTGAACATAAAAAACTGCGCTACGTGTTGTTCAAGCCTTAAACGCAAAGCTCCGGTGTATTTCTACTTACCGACACGGCGCAGTATTATGTGATAAATAATATCTCTAATTATGGGTACAAAAAATGCCACGATGAGTGGCGGATCATACCGCGTCTAAGTTTGAACGCATCAAATATAATTGTTTCTTGTCAATTATCAAAATATATCAACTATTTGATTATCAGAATTACCATTTTTTCTGGTAATTGAAAATAGGTAACTATATATCTGATTACAATAATATTGTAAATACTTGATATTCTGAATTGTGAGATTTTCTCACAATTGAATATATGACATTGTGAATCAAGAATCCATATGATTTACAATGTATTGCGATGGTATCATGAGGATTTAAATATCCCCACCCCTGTTGCTTACAACATGAACTTCAAAAAGATATGTTACAGGGGCGGGGAATCAACCTATTTTGCAAGAATGAAATTTCATAAAAAGGGGAGGATGTCACCCCTCCCCTCAACACTCAAAATTTGATACCATGCGTCCTACTTAAAGGAGTGGATGACCCCCGAACGAACGGGGGAGGGACATTGAACTAAAGAGTTATAAACAAACATAAATTTATGACACAGATGCAAATATAATGTCCCCTGCCTTCGGCTCATCCTCCAGGTGTCTCACGACAACGCCGGAAACGACTTAAAAGCTATAATACAAAAATGAAATATGAGTTTAACTTTCGATCAAAGTTAGTACTTTTATTTACAACCTCAAAGAACATAGCGATTCTTTACCGTGCATATACCCCCACCAACCCCTAGAACCTTAACATGACCTCTAACTATATATACTATAATAGTTATATTGTATATACTATATATAGTTTAGTACTACCATAACTATAATAGTATAGATGGTAGGAGGAGATGCAGGAAGGGAAGAACGAGTACCAGCATGGTTATGATGAATCTTATCACTAAAGATCATCGTGGCTTGATCCCGACCCTACCGTGAAAGGGAGGTTAGTATAATAGTCTCTCGACCATGCAGTGACCAGGTTGTCGTCGTCCGGCATTGCCTGGATTTCCCTAGGATCATCACCGTCAGTTGGAACTTTTGGGCCGGCTTGAGTGATCAAGAGTGATTGCCCGGGGGAGAGGTGGTTCCAAAATAACTCTCGTTACTTCCCTCCTTGCCGGGCATTAAAAAACCCGGCCTTGAACCAAACCCTCATCAAGTACCGGGATTTTCTACTATATGGTTAGTAGGAAAAAAGTTTCTCATGTCATCGTTACTCTATTGGGTTTGGTCTAGTAACAGTGCAAATATACGACTTAATCTTTAAATTCCAACTTTCTTTGCAAGTCTTTTTCGTCCTCCCCCACCGCTTTTTCAACTTCTTTCTCGAATTCCCCCGTGTCTTTCTTCTTGAGGGTGGGGTCGGCTACCCATTCAAGGGCGTAGAATCCCTTGTATTTCGGTTCTTCTACTGGATTCAGCCTGTATCTACCCACGTACTCTTTCTTGTCGATATTATTCATGGAGAACAGCCTGGAAGTGTTCACGTAATATGATCCTGACTTGCTCTTGTTTATCTTGAAAGAATCATTATCTTTCACGGTGAACTTGAAATAAAGTCTCCCGTCATCTCCCATCCCGATGGTGATGCCGTCACGACCGGGGAAGTAATCCATAGTATTCTTGTAAATACTTACCATCCCGTTACGGTATATACCAACGTACAGGTTGGATGGTATGTTCTTGAAAATCTTGATGTTTAACATGGTTCGTCTTTTTTTATATAGTTATCCGGTATTAAAAATTCAACTTTATTTTTCTCGCATATCTTGACGAAGTTTTCCTCTATCGAGAGGGAGGGGTTTGCCAGTTCGAGGTTGCTCGCCGTTATCGGCATCCCCCCCACCCTGTACTCGTACCATCCACGTAACGATGACTTGTACGATGAATCAACGCTGAAATGGGTCCTGGCGATGATACCTACCCATCCATCGTCAAGTAACTTCTTGAGTAACAGGTAGTCGTTACTCCAAGCGTACTCGGCCATCTTGTTTAATTCGATCACGGCCATGATAGTGGTATTTATTTCTTGTAAGTTATTATCGTGTCTCTCTTGACGAGGACGGAATCAACGTACGTTTCCTGTATGTTCACGTCCACCCTCCCCCTCATGTAATCTATGACTGTCGGTTCATAACTTGCGATAATTTTAATTACAGCTATACCAACTAACGCTCCCCCCAAAAATGATAGCGTTGATTTATAGAATATACCATCAATGAATGATGATACGATATAACAAGCTATCCCAATTGCGATAAGCCATACAAATGGCAAAATCATTCTGACCTCCTTTCTTTAACAATTTTACAAGCTAGTTTCAAACCTTCTTCCATAGCTTCCTCGTATGTATCGAACCCTCTAGCGTTAGTACAAACTAACTCTTTTGGGATTGATATAATACACGCGTTCCATCCTCTTTTAAATATCGCAATATCTACTGATACATACATATCATGCTTCTCCCTTAACCACCTTGATAAAGCGGTTTGGGTGGGGGCGGGGATTCCATATTTTACATCAGTAGCATTACATTCTACATCTTCTAAACCTGCCACCTCTTCATACCATTTACACAATATTATATGTCCATGATCACCATATTTGTGTATTACTTCTCTATCATACCCCACCTCCATCGCCAATTTTGCCGTTTCAAGATTTACTATTTGATCCATGATTGTTATGATTTATGGTATTCACGATAAAATAATGCTGCCTCTTTGACGTATTTATCCAGTTCATCATCTTCTATATAGTTTTGCATATAGATGTCCATGAGCATTTCATAAATATCACTAGGTTCCATAATGGCTAGCATTATGCCTAGAGAAGCATCAATAACTTCTTTCGATTTATACTCGTTAACGTTGTTAACAAATGCCTCTTGAATATTCTTCAGTATTCCCATGACTATATCTCTTGTTTAAGTTTCTTTACTATCCACTCCCCGAAATCATCTTGTATTTTAGCTGCCTCCCTGTATGGTAGGTTTAAAGCTCCGCCACCAGTTAAATGTCCCCATCCCCGGATAAGAATGACTTTTATGCCATCTATGGATACTTGCCCGGATGGATCGTACTTTACTTCTCTCTTCACGGACTTGTCTGTCCTGCCATTAAGAATGTCAAGTATTAATTGCTTGGATTCTTGTGGTATTTTCACCATCCAGTCAAAGCATCGTACTCCTTCTTTTGTATTAACCCCTATCCCGAAATTGTCGTGGAAGGGGGGGGCTTGTATATCTCGTCAAATGTCATATCTATTCCTGTTTATCTGTTTCTTCTACTTCAATGAATATCACGGCTGTTTGATCTTTCCTATCTTTCATTGCGCATGGACCTACATATTCAATGTGATAATTGTGAAAACAAAAAGAATTCCAAATATCACTGTCAAACATACACCTTTTGCAAGATGTACCCTCCACGCACTTCAACGTCTTGAGTCCGAACTGGAAGGTTTCGCCTACTTTATATTCTGCCTTTGCCATGGCTTCCTTTCTTTAATTCATTAATAAGGTTATCTGCTAAATTACAAGAAATTTTAGCTATTGTTTCTAATGAAAGTTCTTTTAATTCTGGATTATTCATCGCCATTTCTAAATCGAATGGAACTGTAACTGTTTTCATAAAATTTCAATTATAGGGTATTCAAAATCAATATCAAAATACATTTTTATCTTGTGCGTGTAACACAAGTCCACGAGTTCGGCATACTTCAACTCTATCGTGTACACGAGCATGGATCGCCTGGGACGGTTCGGGACCTCCTCTATTCTCAGGTCAAGGAGAGGGGGTTTGCATCTCTCGATAGCCTTCATCGCTATCTCCCGGTCGTTATCATCCCCCACCTCGTACTCGGTGTGGTAGGCGTACAGGTAATCGTTCCTTTTACTCGTTACTATGAACTTCTGTGTCTCCATAAGCTTGCAGTTTACGCTTGTGAAATTCTATCATGCACCTCGTCACCCTCTCCTTGTCACCCTTCATGAGGCAACCGAAATCAAACACTTCTTTCATGATCTCGTTACATAATGTCTCGTCATTTTTTAGCTTTCTACCGTGTGTTTCCATGAACACCCCGAAGGTTAAACTAGGTTGAACTAGTTGTGTGGTTGTCCTGTATTTTTTCAAGTCCATACTCACGTGTATACATCTCGCCTTGCATCCAACCGTTAATTTTTTCTTGACGGTTGAAGTGTTCTTGTACCCGTGAGCGTCCAGCAATGATTGCAACTCTATAAGTTGAGTTATGTTTCCTCTTATCGTGTGTATCATATTATCCAGTTATCTCTTAACAAAGAATTCATCTTGTAAATAACTTGATTCAACGTGAACCCGGTCACCCGTAGTGTTGAATCGTATTTTATCTCCCATTCCATGTTATCTTTCAAGAAGTTAACGCTCAAGTAACAAGGGTTGTGATACCTGTCATCTCGAACGAGGGAGTATCTTCTTGCCGTCTCGCTGTCCTCGTTGTTGGAAAACAGGATCGGTGGTGGTAGTTCTACTTGCATATTTATTCACTTAGTAATTGACTGAAAGTCTTGTTCCCGTACACCGTGTCTTCTAGTCTCACCCTCTCGAACATTCCCTTGTCCATGAATGAACGAATGTCTTCCGGCTTGCGGGTGGGTGGGAACATCCGGAACTTGGATGGGGGGATGTCATTTTCCATCGTGACAACCACCACCCCGAGACACTTGTAAACCTTGAACTTGATAGAGGCGTACAGAACTGCTCTTTTCACCTCGATCAATAGTTTGCTCGTCAAGCGGGAAGATAATTGATTGTAGAGCCTGTAAACGGCTTTCTTGTCGAATCCTGTTACCTTCTCGATCACGGGGAGGGGGACTTCTTCCATTTTCAAGGCCACGGCTATCATCTTCTGGCTCCCCTCCACGAGCCGTAGTTCCTTCATGAGGTTGTCAACGTTAATTTCCATCATCTTTCTCTTGTATCTTGTAAACCGTTCTAAGTGACACGTTGAACACGCTGGCGACTACCTTCTTGTCCATTCCAACGGATAGCAACGCCATGATGTCAGCCTCCATGACGGGGGTCACTTGTCGAACTTGTCGTCTCTTAATCCTATCCATCTTAGAAAACGATAAAAGGGTTGGGGGTGTAATCTAATCGTGAGGGTGAGAAACGCCACGGTTCCCATGAAACCCAGTATCATTTCCCCCTCGTTCTCGCAGGCGATCCAGAACCCGGCACTGAACAGGAGTCCTCCCCACGAGATCAATCTCGATAATAACATGACGTAATCAATCATTCCCGGTTGGTTTAAGTTGTGATAGCTCGGCTCGCAGGCTTTCCACTTGATCGCACCCGTTATCTTTTTCTTCTGGCTCCATGTTAATGGATTCAAGGTACGCCTTGTAAGCCTCCGGCCATTCTTGTTCTAGCTTTCTAGTGGTTCCTATCGTGTTCAGAGTGCAGTTAATCCTGTTAGTCATCTGCTTGATGTCTTGTTTCACGCTCTTTATTTGGTTCACCATGTCCTCGCATTGCATGGACGCCTTGTCTATCACCGTGTCGTTCCCTGACACGAACTCGCCAAGGGTGATGTACTTGTCGCTGTAATCGAGATTCCACAGGTAGATGTATTTTGTCGTTTTCACGAAACCGCTATTCTCTTTCACGAAAGGTAGCAATTCTCTTGGTGTCTCCCCGTCAATGATTTTAACCATCCTTTCCCCGATCTGTTTCTTGATGTCTTCTATCTTGCTCGTGAGAGGTTCTAGTAATCTTTCCCGGATATTCTTGATGTCTTGTTGTGATAATTTCTTGTGTCTCATGATGTTATGTTTTTAAACTAGTTTCTTGTACCTTCTTCCATCCATTGTAAAAGTGTCCTCGATCTCCATGTCAACGGGTGATAGGAGGTGGAGGATGTTGTATTTTATAGCCTCTATCCCGGTGTACAGCTCCCCTCCCTTCAACGTTCTTGTTACCTTCCCGTTCTTCCTCACGGTCATGTTATCGAGGCGGGAGGGGGTTATGTAATACCTTCGTTTCATTTTATGGTAACTAACTATGGTAACTATATATCTGATTACACTAGTATTTTTTTTCGAATTTCAAATTATCTGAAACGTACTGAATAGTGTTAGTATCCCATTTTCGAACGATGGAATTGTCTTTTAAAACACATTCTATGGTCGAGCGACAATTTATATATGAGTTGTCGTAAGCCTCTACCGTTGAGTTGCCGTAAGCCTGTACCGTTGAGTTGCCGGAAGCCTCTACCGTTGAGTTGTCGTAAGCCTTTACCGTTGAGTTGCCGTAAGCCTGTACCGTTGAGTTGCCGTAAGC